CTAAGGGCTTGAATCCCCGCCGATGATGCCTCGCTTCCGCAGCTCCTCAACGATCGCCTTGCTCATCTCGGCCATCTCGCCCGCCGGCGTCTCGGGCCTGGTCGCGATGAACACGTCATGGACAGCCTGCTGCGCGTCCTCGGCAAGGCCCGCGGCCGTCGGCGCATAGCGCACTCCGTCGATGACCTCTCCAGCGACCTGCGCTTCAGTCGCCCCCTCGAGGACCGCATCACACGCGCCAGGCGCCCAATCGAGCGCTTTCTCGATCTTCGCGTACGTCACATCCCGGACCGAGAGGCCCTTCTCGACACGCATGTACGTCGTGATCGTCAGGTCTGCCTTGCTCGCAGCATCTGCCTTGTGCCAGCCGAGCTCGACTCGCCGCTTGATCACGAGGCGGGCAAGTCGCTGTCGGCTGTCGGCGTCGGGGGTGGCCATACGGAGATGCTCCCAGGAACCGCCAGGAACCGCTAGGAACACATCCAGCCTGCGCCCCTTTCGAGGGAACTTTCGAGGCTCCCTCAACCTCGCGACCTGGCAGTTTCTGCCATTAGCTACTATCTACTCGTCGGTACTGCTAGATACTGCTAGTAGATGCTGTTAGCTTCTCGCTATGACAGCAGCGCCAGCCACCTACGAGGTGAACGGGGCGGCGATCCGGAAGCTCCGCATGTCACGCGGCACACAGCTCGCCGACCTCGCACGCAACGCAGGTATCACCCGCAGCTACCTACAGCGGCTGGAAACCGGCGTTCGGCGCCAGATGCGGCCGCCGACCTACGTAGCGCTTCGCACTGCGCTGGGCCTGCAGCCCGACGACGAACATCTCCTCGCCGCCCCGGGCGAGACCGAACCCGAATGAGGTGACCACCATGCCCCCCACCGCACCCGTCGTGGAGGACTTCACCAACGTGGACGAGACCGCGGAGCGCCTGGGTATCGGCGCCCGCCGGCTGCGGGACGGCGTCAACCACGAAGGCTTCCCCGCGCACCGCATGGGACGCCGCCTGATGTTCAGCGCGCAGGACCGCGCCGAGATCGCCGAGATGCACCGCATTCCCGCCCGGTCGCCGAAGCGCCGTCGTCCCGCCGCCTGAGCCGCACAAACGTCGGGGCCACCCCGGACCGGGCCTGGTCCATAGGCGACCCCTCCACCAGCACATCTCAACTCACCTGAGAGGTAACCGTGTCCACCGAGACTATCGGCACCACCCGACAGACCACACCGCCGCCCGCCTGGCAGCGCGGCCTGGAGCAGGCCACCGCCGCCTGCTGGACGGCCATCGGGATCCCTACCGCGGCCACCGGGCCGATCGCCGCGACCCAGCGCGACTGGGAGGGCCACGGCGAATACGCCGGGACCGTCCACTACCTGCTCCTGGCCCCGCTCCAGGAGATCGCCGCCGCGTACGGCGTTCCCGTCGCCGAGACCACGAACGACTCCGGCACCACGTACAGCGTGATCGTCCCCGTCGACGGCATCAGCGTCACCATCTGGACCACCAACCCGGCCGACGCCCCGGCGGTGGCGGGATGAGCCTCCTCACGGACTCCTACCTGGCGTGGGAGCAGCTCGACCACAAGCCCGGGTGCACCCAGCCGCCCTGGACCGTCGACACCCGGACCGAGCACGGCGTGTTCCGCAGCGTCAACGATGGCCCTTCGCACGCCTGCCCCAACGAGGAGTGCGGCCACAGCGAGCGGTACACCAAGACGTCCCTGCGGGTCGTCTGCTCCTCCTGCGGCCTGGCCCTGATCATGTCCGGCGACGACGACAGCGACGGCATACGCGGTACCAGCACGAAGGCGATCGGCTACGGGCAGCCGCCGAAGAAGGCCGGCGGCCTGTGGCTGTACCCGGGTGCCCCGCGCCTCTTCGGCTGGGGCCACGGGGAGGACGGAGAGCCCGAGGGTTACCTCGTCACCCGCACCAAGGTCGACCGCGTCACCGTCGACAACGTCATCGGCTCCATCCACAAGGGGAGCGGCCCGCGCCTGGGTGTGCAGTGGTCGGCCGTCGCCGTCCCCGACCCCAAGGGCGAGTACGGATACGGCCTCGTCCGCTGGGCCCAGGCGCGCAGCGAGCTGCGCTCGTTCACCGCCGCCGCTAAGTGGATCGCCGCCCAGGGCGGTGCCGCATGACCACCACCCCCCTGAAGGTCTGGCTCCTCGACGGCGTCGAGATCGACCTGACCCGCACGCAGATCGACGTGTACGGCGGCCGCTGGACCTGGACCGGCAGCAGCACCGAGAACGGCGAGCCGTTCATGCAGTGCGGCGACGACGCCCCCCTGCCGCTCTCCGAGGTCTACGCGACGTACGGCCCGCTCATCCCCGCGCCCCGGGCCGTCACCCACGCCGACCGGCACGCCGCGTTCACCGCGTGCCCGGCCGAGCTCACCACCGAGGAGAAGCAGCCGACGCCGTCGACGTTCGCCGCACTCCTCGGCCGACTCAGCAGGAGGGCAGCATGACGCTGCACACCACCGTCACCGCCGCGATCATCGGCGTCCTGCCCGGTGCGACGCCGGGGGCCCGGGTCACCGTGGAGCAGCCGCTCCAGACCGGCCGGGACACCTGGACCGGCACCGTGACCGGCCTCGCCCAGCGGATCGCCGACGCCACCGAGACGGGGAAGGACACCCCCACGGGCGAGTCCACCCCGGGCCGCACCGCCCGTACGCAGTTCCTCGTCGCCCTGGCCCGCGCACTGCGCGAGCAGCCCACCGGCGGCCGGATCCTCGACGGTCTCGGGGAGCTTGGCGAGGCCGTCGTCTGCGACGAGGACCCGGACGAGATCGCCTCCTGGGTCGACGTCCTCAGCCTCGCGATCGGTCTCGCCAACGACGAGCCGAAGGCGGCTCGGATGCAGGACGCCGCCGCCACGCTGTACAAGGCGGGGGACCACTGATGGCCTCCCTGTCCCGCGGGTTCAACGACGCGCCGTCATCCAGGGTGCGCAGACCGGCGAACGCCAAGAGCGAGGCGAGCGAGGCGTACGGGATGCCCCGGGCGCCGCTGCCGGCGGACCTGCCCGGCACGTGCCGGACCCCGACATGCGGGATCCCGTGCCCGGAGCCCGCCCCGTCCGGGTGGGCGCGGGTGCAGGTCCTCGGCCGGCGCCCGTCGGCCCGGGCCTGGTGCTCGGCCCAGTGCGCCTCCTACGCCCTGGCCCACCCGACCCGCCGCGCGGTCGGCGGCCCGGGCACCTGCCAGCAGCAGGAGTGCGGAACGGCCGACACCACGGCGGCCGACACGTCCGGGTGGATCAGTACGCAGGTCATCGACTCCACCGACGGGATGCGCCTGTGGTGCTCGGGCCTGTGCGCCGTCTACGGCCTGGCCCTCGCCGAACTCCGCACGGAGGTCCTCGCCCATGCCTGAGCCGCTGCCCTTCGTGCTGCTGGCGGCCCTGCTCGCCGCCGCCGTCCACTGCCTGACCGCCGCAGTTCACGTCGGCCAGAAGCCCGCGCCCACGCCTCCGCCGCCCGGCCGGGCGAACGAGGTGGGGATCTGGCTCACCTGCCACCACCCGGACTGCGCCGCGCACAACCAGACCATCCACCGCTACACCGCGGCCGGGCTGATCTGCACCGGCTGCGACCGCCCCGCCGAATGACCGGCTCGGTTCCCCCGTGCGGCGACGTCGGTCTGCCGCACGGGGAGGCCGACCCCCGCCGGTACGTCATCGGCTGGCGGTGCGACCTCCACACCCCCTCCGCCGTACGCGGCCTGCCCGAGCCCCCGCCGGGGCCGGGCTGGCCGCCCGGCAACTACCTCAACCACCCCGACCGCAACCCGAACACGAACCTGCCCGTAGAGGAGCCGCCGTCATGACGACCGCCGCCCGCCCCACCCCGGCCCACATGCCACCCCGCCGCCCCGCACCGCCCGTCGGCCCCGCCCCCGAGGCCCCGGCTCTGGAGGCGCGGCCGGCACACCGGCAGCCGTGGGAACGGGCCATCCTCGCCAGCAACCTCTTCGGCAACCACCGCTTCGTCGGCATCGCCCTGTCGACCCACGCCGACGGCCGCGGGCACATCGCCCGCCAGCCCCGCGTGATCGGCCTCGTCCACAACACCGGGCTCCCCGCCGGACAGGTCCGCATCGCGCTCGCCACCCTGGCCGACCGCGGCTTCCTCCGCGTGTCCCCGCCCGGCGACGACTACGCCACCGCCGACCTGACCCTCACCATGCCCCGCGGCGCTGCCGCCCGCGCCCGCCGCGCCAACAACCGGAGCAACACCGATGTCTAAGACGCCGCAGCACTGGACCGAGTCGCTGTTCGACTCCGTGTACGGGCTGTACGAGACGGCCCGCGAGTACCAGAGCGCCCTCCGCGCGGCCCAGGCCGCCGCCGACACCGTCGACATCGACCGCCGCCAGCACCACGAGGGCCGCATCGCCCTGGAGGGCCGGACCAACGCCTACGGCCGCACGCTGACCCGTGAGCCGCACACGCGCGCCCTGTACGACCTGGGCGAGACCTACGGCACGGCCGCCTCTGTGCTGCGCAGCCGCTACCAGGAGGCCGCGCTCCTCTTCGCGTCCGGTGCCGCCTGGGCGATCCGGTCCGTGCACCGCGGCGAGCAGCCCCCGGTGGTCGCGTTCGAGACGGACGACGACGGCAACGCCGTCCCGCACGCCATGTACACCCCTGAGCTGGACCGCTACGCGGGCGCCGCCGCCCTGGACGCCGCCTACGACGCCGTGCGCCGGTGCATGGACGCTGGGGAGCACATCGAGGAGATGGCCGACTGGGGGCCCATCAGCGAGCACGACGCCGGGCAGATGACCCGTGCCGGTGAGGTCGCGGGCGGATTGGCCGCCGCGGCGTACGCCTACGGCCTCCTCGCCCAACGGGCCCTGAACTTCGTTCTCCTCGAGCCGCGCCGCTCCCGTGAGCGGGAGATCGCGCTCGCCCGCGCCGTCGCGCAGACCGACCAGCCCACCCCGTAACACCCCTCCCTGGAGTACCCGTTGACCGCCGCCGTCGCGTACGCAGCAGCCCCCGCTGCTGCTGTGCCGTGCCCGGAGACGCCCCGCGCGTCGACCGGCGCCCGGCCGCGCACCGGCGGCGGTCTGCGTGTCTGCGTCCCCCTGCGCCTGGTTGTGGGCGCTCAGTACGGCGATGCCGCCCTGAACGTCCACATCAAGATCGCAGCCCTGGGAATGCGCCCCGAAGGATGCCGCGCCCGCGTCAAGACGCTCGCCGAGTACCTGTTCCTCTCCAAGAGCGCAGTCGAGCGGGCTCTCACCCAGCTCACCACCGCCGGCAGCGACGGCATCGCCGAGGTCGTCACCGAGCGGAAGACCAGCCGCGACGGAGAGGGCGAGTCCGCCCTGCGCACCGTCCGCAAGGTGAACACGGACACCGAGCTGTTCGTGTGGCTGCCCGCCCGGGCCGCCACGTCCCTCCCGCCCCGGCAGCTGCGCCTCTACGCCGTCATCAGCTACGCCCAGGCCCGCCGCATGCCGCTGTCCCTCGCCGAGCTCCGCGACGTCGTACGCCACCAGTACGGCGACAGCGCCGGACAGCCGCTCGGCGAGCGTCAGGTGAAACGGCTCCTGGACGACCTGGAGGCCACCGGCTGGATCACGATCCGCCGGCGTCAGGGGCCGCGCGGCCGCCACGCCTACGAGGCCCACCAGCGCCCGCTCCACCCCGTCCTGGACGCCGCGGCCGAGGAGCCGACCGCGCCCGCGGCGCCCGCCGCCTTGGCTTCCGCGACCCCTGACATACATGACGGATCGGCTCCCCGCACAGCTGACGGATCCCCGTCTAGGGATGACCACAGGACTGACCGACTCGGACGAAAAGACGAGCTGGGTGGTGGGATCCGCCGGAGGCGAAACACCGGTAGTTACGGGCCTGCCGCTGTGGATAACTCGGCAGGGGACACGTTCCGGAGCGCGGCTCAAGGCGAAAAGCGCAGCAACACCAGCGGCACGACGTACCGCGGGCCGGGACTGCAGCTGTCGCCCCGGGTCTGGCAGGTCCTCGAGCCCGTACGGGCCGAGATCCCCGGCATCAACACGTACGTGCTGCGCCGGATCGGCCGGGAGATCGGCGAGCAGCTGTCCGCAGGGGTCGGCATGGAGCGCCTCACCGCCCGGCTGACCGCCCGGTGGGCGTCCACCGAGGCCCCGCGCGGCGGTGACGTCGGCCGGTGGATCCTCGGCGCGGGCCTGCCCCGCCACGGATGCCGCCTGCCCTCCTGCGAGTCCGGCACCACCTGGTCCACCGGCGAGCGCTGCCACCTGTGCGCCGACATCGCCGCCGCCGAGGCCGACGCCATCGAGGAGACCCGGGCGCAGCAGCCCGTCGCGGCGGAGCTCTCGCCAGAACCGCCGACCCCGCCCCGGCCGCCGACGACGTGGCTGCCGTGGCCGCCCCCGCCACCGGGCCCCGGCCCCGAACCGCCGGGCGCGGACGAGCGGGAGCAGCTGCGCGCGGCCGCCACCGACGACACGGTCCGCCAGGCGCTCGCCGAGCACGGCGCACCCGCCGCCATCCGCCTCTACGGCAGGGCTCTCGTCCTGCCCCACCTCGCCCAGCGCGACGAAGGGACCACCGCATGAAGCCCGCCCGCCACCACCTCGCGAAGTGCAAGCACTGCCACGCCCCGATCGTCTGGTGCCTCACCTCCGCCAACGGCCGGCGACAGCCCGTCAACTACGCGCCGGACGAGACCGGGAACGTCGCCGTGATGCAGGGCGCCGACGGAAAGCTGTACGTCCGCGCCGTGACCGCGGCCCGCCCGGAGATCCGGCCCGGCGAGTGGCCGGCCAAGCCACACCAGGCCACCTGCCCCGCACCGCAGCTTCCCGGGCGTAGCGGCGGTGGTGGGCAGCGGACCCCGTCGGGTGTGAGGCCGGTCCCGTGGCAGCGGTGAACCCGACGGTCACGGCCGCCCGGGACGTGTCCGCGCTCCTCGATGAGGAGTGGCCCACCGGCACGTACGGCGACCGCCGCCCGGGCCCATGCCCCCACCCGCACCCGGACGCCCGCGCGCACCGCCAGGCCCTCGCCGAGGCCCTCGAAGGGTGGAAGTGCGGCACCACGACCGAACTCCGCGACCGGGCACCGTGACGGTCGCGGCGCTTCAGGCCCTCATCGATGAGGAACTCCCCGGCATCCCCCGCCACCCGGCACCCCGCATCCCCCGCACCCGCTTCAGCGCGAAGGACACCACGATGACCACCCAGCCCGTACCGGCCGACCGCACCCCGTACCCGACGGAGACCACCCCGGCCTCCACCACGTCGGGGCTCATCGCCTGGGCGCTGGGCCACTCCGACCGGACCGTCCGCCGGCACGGCGAGCAGGCCCACGACGCCCTCGGCTGGCTGCGCACCCGCCACACCGCGGACCAGGAACTCGCCAAGGCCGACGCGGAGGAGAAGGAGCTCGAGGAGCGCCTGGCCGCCGTCCGCGCCCGCAAGGCGCAGCTCGCCCCGAAGGGCAAGCCCGTACGGGACTACGTCCCGGCTGCGGTGCGCGCCTGGGCCCGGTCCCAGGGTCTGCCGGTCCCGGACAAGGGCCAGATCCCCGCCACGGTCCTGACCGCCTGGAGGGCGCGCGACACCACGGAGGCCAGCCGCGTAGCCCAAGGAGCCACCCGATGATCAGCGCCCGCATCCGCTACACCCTCACCCTCTGCCTGGCCGTGGCCTCCGCCGCCGTCGCCATAGCTGCCTGGGCGGGCGGCGCCTGGCCCATCGGGCTGGCGTTCTGGCTGCTGAACAACGCCTGTGTCGTGGCGTGCGGGCGAATGCAGAAGACCGCCGCGCTCCTGCAGCAGGCACACCACGCCGCCCGCGTCGCCGCCCTCCAGGCCGAGCTCCTGGACGGCCAGCACTGCGGTGAACGGAAGCCGCCCTGGAGCAAGGTGCCCGAGCTGGTCGAGCTCACCGAGTGCGTGCTGCGCCCGGGCCACCCGGGCAGCCACGCCGACGAGACCGGCACCCGCTGGTGGTGGATCGACGCCGACGCCCCGCCCTCCGCCCGGGCGCAGCGGTGGTGAGCCTCCACCTGGTCATCTGCTGCGACGTCTCGCACGGCCCGTACGGCACCTGCGGGGTGTACCTGCCGACCGGTACCACCGACGAGGCCGAGGCGTACGCGATCGCCGCCCGGGCTGGGTGGAGCACCGGCCCGGACCGCTGCCCCGGCCACACCGTCCTGCCCCGCACCACCGGCCGCACCGTCCGCCGGCTCCGCCCCGCCACCGAGAGGACCTCAACACCATGACCACCGACCACACCAGCCCGGCCCGCACGGCCGCCGAGCTGCTCGTCGACCAGGGCGAGCACGTCCACTACGTCAGCGAAGGGCAGGCCCTCTGCCTGTCCGGCCGCTGCACCACGGCGGTGGGCCCGTGACCGCCGCCCCGTTCGCCCGCGGGTTCCGCCTCCACCTGCCCCACGGCCAGGTCCTCGACGGCGCCGAGCTCCCCGGCGGCCGCGCGTTCGTCATGGACGACCCGTACTGGGGGCTCGGCAGTACCGCCCGCACCGTCGAACTCCTCCAGGCCGGTTACCCCGACGCCCGGATCGAGTGGCCCGACGACAAGCCGACAGAGGCCACCAGCGGCTGACCCCCGCCCCTGCACCGTGTGCGGCCGGCCGCTGCGCGATCCCGCCTCCCGGGCACGCGGCACCGGCCCCGTCTGCCACCGCAAGAGCCGCTCGGCACCCGTGCCCCGCCCGGCCGCCTGGACCCTGCCCGCGAGCCTGCTGCGCCCCATCGCCGACGTCCCGACCGGCCCCTACCTCTGACCCACCGCACCACCCGGAGCGCCACCATGAACGACACCTGCCTCTCCTGCCGGGGCCGCCTGCCCGACGACTCCCCGCGTACGGGCTGCGAGGCCTGCCAGTACAGCGTCCACACGTGGCTCCGTGAGCTCCCCCGCCACCTGGTGCTCCTCGCCGACATGTTGCGCCCCGACACCGGCCCGGCCCGCCGTGGTGGCGTCGGCCGGGCCCACGCCCCGCTTCCGGTCCGCCTCGAGGTCCTCGACCTCGTCGGCCCCGGGCAGCCCGTGCTCCTGGCCGACCCGCACGGCGATCAGACCGGTGGCATCCCCATGACGCCGCTCCTCTACGGGTGGGCCCGGTACCTCGCCGCGGACTACCCGTCGGTCCGCACCGACGCCCACGGGACCGTGCACATCGAGCGGGGCGTCAGCGTCCGCGTCCAGGGCGGCACCGACGTCCCCAGTCTCTGCCGGTGGCTCGACGCCCACCTCCCGTACGCGGCGACCCGCCCGTGGTGGGGCGCCCTGTACGAACAGATCGAGCAGCTGCTCGACCGGGTCCGCCGGCTCACCCACCTCAAGCCCGTACGCCGGACCATGGACGCCCCGTGCCCCCGGTGCACCGCTTTCACGCTGGAGGAGCGCGAGGACGAGCTCCACATCATGTGCCGGATCTGCCCGGTCCGCCTGGCCCCGGAGCAGTACGCCGCCCACCGGACCGAGGTCATGCCCGCGCTCGTCGCCCTTGCCCTCCGAATCGCCGCCACCCAGCAGACCGCCGCCTGACCGCCGTACGCTCCCGCACAGCACTGCGCCCCCTGCCCGATTCTCACGGGCAGGGGGCGCAGCTGCGTCGTCAGGCCTCGGCGGCCGGCGGCTTGAGGTCGGTCCGCTGCCCCTGCCGGGACTTCCGGCCGGCGAAGTACGGCCGCGCCGCCCGGTAGTCGACCGCGTGCGAACGGCCGATTCGTACGACCTTCGGGAAGTCCGGATCCTCCCGCGCCAGCTGGGAAATGCGCTGGTTACTCATCCTCGGGACGACTCCGTCGGCAACAAGCCGTCGTGCGAGTTCACGGAACGACATCATCTCGGGCCCCCCTTCGTCGGCCTCGGGCATGGTCACCATTCTCCCTGACCTACTAGGCATTTGCCTAGGAAGTCGCTACGCTCAATTCGGCAACAACGAAACGGCCCCGGCCGGCGCTCACAACGCCATTGGCCGGGGCCGGCCAACCGCCTGAGCTCCCAGGAGGATGACCATGCGCGATCGTAACCGTGGGCGCGGTGTACCGGCAGCCCGCAACCCCCAGCCCGACCGCTTCGCCGAGCAGCTGCGCGAGCTCCTCGACCGCCCCAGCCTCTCCGCGCAGCTGCTCCAGCACGCCGCCGAGCACCTGACGGCGGTCCGCCCGACCGAGCCGCTGACCCTCGCCGGATGGGGCCGCGCCCTCGCCCGCGCCGACGCCCGGATCCTCTCGGGCTACCCGCCGGCCGTCGCCCAGAACGCCAGCTGCCGCGCCATGGCCGCCTTGGACCCCGCCCTGTGGGCCACCGCCCGCACCCGAGGCGAGTGGGCCCTGTGCCTGACCGCCGCCGCCGGAACCGTCTGATGGCCGCCACCCAGCTCGCCACCGCGAGCCCCCGCACCCTGGCCCACCGGCTCCCCGCGATCCTCACCGCGGCCGCCGGCCGCCTCGAGCAGATGACGCCGCAGGCCGCCATGAGCGAGCACGCCCGCCACCTCGAGATCCAGCTCAGCGTCTGGGACCACCACGGCGTCTACAACGACGTCGCCGTCGGCCGGGACATCACCGCCACCCTCGCCGCCGTCCGCGACGTGCCCCTCACCGGCACCCGCGCCGCGTACGCCGCCCGCCTGCGCGCCGCCTCCACGGCGGTGGCCCGCTGATGGCCGCCGAGGAGATCCCGGAGGTCAGCCCGGAGGTCGCCGCCGCCCGGTACCTGGCCCGCCAGGAGGTGGCGCTGCAGAACCCCTCCACCGCCGAGACGCGCACCGAGCCCGAGACGGCCCCCACGCAGGGCGACGACCCCAGCGCTACCACCCGCTGAACCGTCCGTCCCGGGCGAGCAGGTACTCGCCCGGGGCGGGCTACCCCGACTTCGGAGCTACCCCGTGATCATCGACCAGCTGACACGCTGGGCCACCACCCACCCCCTGTACGCCCTCGCCGCCGCGCTCCTGGTCCTCGTCGTTCTCGCCGTCACCGTCTGGCGGGCTACCCGCACGCTCACGCTGCCCGTGGCGGCCGCCACGATCGGCGCTCTCGTCTGCACCGCCTACTCCGCGGACACCAGCTGGCGGTTCGCCGGGTCTCACCTCGGCATGGTCGACGGCACCGAGCGCGTCATCATGTTCGCCGCGGGGGAGGTAGCTCTCCTCGCCTGCGCGATCATGGCCCGCGCCACCAAGCGCGCCACGGCCACCGAGGGCGACGCGGGTAGCCCGGGTACCCCGGGGATACTCGTCTGGGTCATCACCGGCGTCCAGGTCGTCGCCTGCTACTCGACGTCCGGTCTCGTCGGCGGCACCGTCCGCGCAGTCATCGGCCCCGTGATGGCCGGCCTCCTGTGGCACCTCGCCATGGGCCTGGAGATCCGGGTAGCCCGCCCCGCCGCCCTCTCCACCGGACTGCTCGCCCTCATCGGCCGGGAGCTCCGCGAGCGCCTCCTGTCCTACCTCGGCCTCGCGACCCGCGACCGCACCGCAGCGCAGATCACCCGCGACCGGGCCACCGCCCGCGCCGTACGGCTCGCCTCCCGCAAGCTCCGCACGCCCTTCGGTCGCCACCGCCTCGCGGCCGCCGTCGCCCGCTCCGGAGCAGCCACCGACCCCGAACAGCGCGACCGCCTCATGCACCAGCTGGCCGCCCGCCGCTCCGCCGAGCAGCTCCACACCGTGGCGATCACCTCGCCCTGGGAGGCCCCCGTCGCCACCACGGTGGAGCGGGTAGCCCTGCCGGACACCGAGGTACCCGCCCTACCCGCCGCCGCCCCGACTCCCGTAGTCCCCGACGGCACCCGGCTACTCAGCGTGCTCTGCAGGCGCAGCATCCGCCCGGCCGCACACCCCGCCCCCACTCCCACTCCCGTGGTGCCCGACGGGGCCCGGCTCCTCCGGGTGCTCTGCAGGCGCAGCATCCGCCCGACTACCCCCGCCTTCGCCGCTGCGGTTACCCGCACCGTCGTCCGCGCCGACTACCTACCCGACGTCGAGGTAGCCGAGGTAGCCCCGGCCGACGAGGTACTCGGCCAGGACGACGACGAGGTACCCGAGGGCGACCGCGACGTACCCGACCCCGACCCCCTCATCGAGCAGGCCCGCCGCGACTTCGGCACCGAGGTACCCGGCGGAGTAGCCCGCCTCAAGGTCACCTACGGCATCGGTCAGGCCCGCGCCCAGCGCATCCGTGACGCCCTTGGAGGCAAGAAGTGACCGCCAAGAGTCCCGACGCCGAGAGCAGGCTCAAGGGCTGGCTCCGCGACCGCATCGACGGCCCCGTCGTCGCCGAGCCGGAGCAGCCCCCGCTCGTCCAGGTCCACATCGTCCCGACGCCGGACCCGGCCGCCGAGGACGACGACCAGGAGCAGGCGCCCGATGACGCGGCCGACGCCGAGCCGGAGCCGAAACGCCCGTGGTGGGCCGTCGCCCCCGGCCCGTTCGGCGGCCGGACCGCTGAGTCCGAGCCGCAGGCCGCTCCGCAGCCGTACGAGGCCGCTCCCGGCATCCACGTCACCGTGAACCAGCCGCAGCAGGCGCCGCCCCCGTGGCTGGTCCCGGACCCGGCCGCCGTACGGGCCGCCGAGCGGCTGCACCGCCTCCGGGTCTGGTTCGCCTACCACCTCGCCGCGGCCGCCACCGGGTGGGCGTTCGGTCTCGTCGGCCTGATGCACGACGTCCTGGTCGACGCCGGACGGCAGGGGGCAGGCGTCGGCATCGCCATGGGCTTCGTCGCCTGGATCGTCGCCTCGTACCTGCCCGGCCTGCCCTACATGCCCCCGGCGCTGCGCCCCGCCCTCGTCTGGGCCGCCCGTATCCCCGTCAGCTCCGCCGCCCTGGCCCTGGCCCTCTACGGGCCCGGCACCGTCTAGGAGATCCCCGTCATGTACCTCGCAGCACCCGCCAGCGGCGGCACGTTCGACTACGTCGGCGCCGGAGGCCTCGCGCTGATCGCCACAGCCGTCCTGATCTTCGGCGTCATCGGCAAGGGCTCCCGCAAGCTCAACATCCTCTGGGCTGGGATCGTGGCGTTCGTCGCCGGGTCCGCCTACATCGCCGCCGGGAAGATCTGGGCGTCACCCCAGCAGGTCGTCGAGCAGGGATGGACCGGAATCGGTGTCGGCGGCGGGGCCGGCCCGTTCGGAGACGTCGGGATCGGCGCAGCCTGCGGCCTCCTGGTCGTCATCATGGTCTTCGCCCCGCTCAACCCCGCCCGCTCCGCCGTGCTCTCCCTGATCGCCGCGTTCACCTGGCCCATGGCCGGGACCGGCTCCATCTGGGCGGTGCCGAACCAGTTCTTCGCCGCCCTGTCGATGATGGTCGGGGCCTGACGTGGAGGCCTGGATCCGCTTCTGGACCGCCCTGTGGCTCGGATCCGAGAAGCTCACCCGGCGCACCGTCAACTGGCTGTGCAACGCCACCCCCAAGCCGCCGAGCGCACCCCAGAAGCCCGCCGAGGAGCAGCCCGGGGAGGCTCCGGACGACGCCGAGGAGCAGCCCGAAGAGGCGGCCGCGGGGGAGCAGCCCACGAAGCCGAAGAAGGTAGCCGCGAAAGCGCCGGCGAAGCGGCAGTCCGCGGACGCCGAGGGGTCCGCCGGGCTCCGCTGGGTCGGGCTCGCCATCGTCCTGGGCGTCACGAAGGCCACCCCGTACACCACCGTCGCGGCTGTCGGCGCGGCCGCGGCCTGGGTCGTCACCGCGCTCGCCCTCGGCTACATCGCGACCATGCCGCCCGAGCCGGAGCAGCCCGCCGCCGACGGCGATGACGACGACCAGGAGCAGCCCGAGGAGGAGGCCCCGGAGCCCGAGCAGCACCCCTCCGAGCTGCTCCCCCTCGGGCACGTCGCGGTCCTGCTCTCCGAGGCCTACACCGAGGGGTCCGGGGTGCACCTCGCGACCCTCGCCGAGCGCCTCACCCGCACCCCCCTGATGGGCCTCCCCGCCACCCCCTGGAAGACCGCCCACGTGCGCGCCCTCCTCACCCGCCACGGGGTGCGCGTACGGCCCGGCGTACGGGTGCCCCCGGTGGGCGGGCGCGAGGGGGTCCACCGGGACGACTTCCCGCCCCTCCCCCCGACCGAGCCTGCGACCCCTGTTGTTGGCGTTGTTTCCGCAGGTCAACCCAACAACAACAACGACGGCACCGCCTCCCCGTACCCCTTCCGGATCACCGATGACCCCACCCATCCCGTCCGCCACCACGTCCACCACGAAAGGGCCTGACCATGGCACTGCCCAAGTCGATCAGCATCGGCGACCTGAAGAGGAAGAACGACGCGAGCCAGCAGGCCCGCAAGGCTGAGAAGGCCGGATCCACCCCCAGCGGCCAGCAGCAGAAGGGACGATGACCGTATGACCGACGACATCCAGCTCCCTGACGACATGGCCGCGTACGGCGGCATCCTCATGGACACCCGGCCATGGCTCTACGCCGACGCCGCCGCCGACGCGCTGCGCCGCCTCTCCCTGTGCACAGACAACGCTCACGCGGAGGGCTGGGAGCGCCCCGAGGACGGGTACCGCGTCACCGGTCACCTCGTCACGGTGACACAGCGCCTTCCCGAGCTCCTCGGCGACATCGAGTACCTGATCGCCGGGCGCGACCAGGACATCGAGGCGGCCGACGGCGCCGACACCGAGACGGAACTGACCGCGCTCTACGTCGAGATCAGAGCAGCGCAGGCCGCCGCGAAGGCCACCGTTGCGGCACTCGGTCGCGTTCATGCCCGCCTCGGCACCCTCAAGGCGGATCCTTGGGCCACGAGCGGTCAGGGCGAAGAGAGCCCCGACAAGGGGTCGCCCTGGTTCGGGCCCGAGGAGGAAGCCCCGTCGCAGAGCTCCTGACTACCGGCTCGACGCCCCCGCCGACCCGTACCGGCGGGGGCGTCGCCGCGCCCCGACGGAACGCCGCTGGACAAGATCCACCTTTGGCGCGACACTGATGCCACCACCACACGTGTGTCTGCAGAGCCCCTGACCATCGGCCAGGGGCTCCTTTGCGTTCCGAGGGAGGCCCATGGACACCGAGCTCCTCACCACCGCCCAGGCCGCCGCCCACGCCACCCAGGCAAGGCGGTTCTTCTCCGCCGGCGCGGCCGCTGTCCGGCCCACTACGATCCGCGACTGGGCATCCCGCGGCCACCTCACGCGCACCGGGCTCACCGAGCACGGGCACCCGCTCTACGACCTCGCAGACGTCGCTCGCGCCGAGCTCAAGACCCGCGGCCGCGCCCTACGCCTCGTGGGCATACCTGAAGCGCTCACATCGCCTCCACGTACGTGACACGCTTTCCCCTCAACTCAGCTCCCCCGGGGGGATCATGCGCACCCGTACCGCCATCACCGCCGCCACGGCGGCCGTCCTGCTCGCGCTCGCCGGATGCAGCAGCGGCTACTCCGCCGACGACTGCGCGGCCGCCATCGATGACACGTCGACCAAGACCGACCGGCCCACCGAGTGTCAGGACATCTCAGCCGAGGACTACGAGACCCTGATCCTCAGCTACATCCTGAACAAGGAAGGCCTCGGCGAGCTGGACGAGCACCCCGAGGACCTCCTCGACTACGCCGAGGACGGCGACGTCGAACGCGACCAGTAGCAGGGGGTGGCACCCGTGGCCGGCAACCCCCGCAACGGGCGCCCGTACCGGAGGCTCACCGCCCAGCAGCGCCGCCTCGGCCTCCCCTGCTGGCTGTGCGGCCACAACATCCGGTACGACATCACGGGGCCCGAGGCGGGCAAGCACCCGGAGGGCTTCACGCTTGACCACCTCGTGCCGCTCTCGCTCGGCGGTGCGCTCCTCGACCCCGCCAACGCCCGCTCAGCGCACCGCCGGTGCAACAGCAGCAGGGGCAACCGGTCGACCACCGCCAAGCGGCCACGCCCGTCACGGAGGTGGTGACCATGCTCTACGTGATCACCGGGCCGCCGGGCGCAGGCAAGAGCAGCTGGATCCGGGCGCACGCTACGGCGCGTGACATCGTCATCGACCTGGACCTGATGGCCCTGGCCATGGCCGGGCCAGGTGCCGATCACCATGCTCACTCGCCCGAGCTGCTGCGCGTCGTGCACCGCGCGCGCTCGGCTGCTGTGCGTGAGGCCGAGCAGCTGGTGGACACGGTGGACGTGTACCTGATCCACACCATGCCGCAGGCCAAGGCTCGCGCTCGCTACCGCAGGCTCGGCGCCCGCATCGTGGTGGTCGACCCGGGCGAGGCGGTGGTCCGGCAGCGGGTGGAGGACATGCGGCAGCCGGGTATGCAGGCCGTGGTCACCCGCTGGTACGGAGCGCACCGCAAGGGCTCGACGCGCACGGTGACGACCCGAGCCTCCCGCGACTGGTGAACGACAAGCGCTGATCGATCAGCGCTGCTGATCATGCTCATCGGGCTGGCGATCATCGCCCGGTGGGGAGGTGTGGGTCCAAAGTTCAGAGAAGGGGCGGGCGACCCAAAAGCCCTTGTCGCCCGTCTCTCTCCCCGGGCGAAAACGCTAATCACCGAAGCCTCGCAATCGACGAAATAGCGACTCTCCGTAACGTAACACTCTGTCACCTTTCGGGTTCATTCATCTGTTACGGAGGGTGATGTCATGTTTGGTGACGATGCGCCACCTCCCCGGAAGCTGCGCAAGGGCTCGGTGTGCCGGGCTACCGAGTCGGAGCTCGCCGCGCTGGGGATCGACCCTGCGGCCAACGCCGCGGCGGCGGCCGCCGTCCGCCTGGCCAAGGAGCTCGATTCGGCCCGCGACGCGAAGGAAGTTGCACCGGCTGCACGCGAACTGCGGCAGGCGATGACGGTCGTACGCGCCATGGCGCCGGTCAGGGAGCGGGGGGACAAGGTCGATGAGCTCCTCGCGCGGCGCGCGGCCCGCGGGGCCTGAGTCGATGCGGGGTTGTCAGACCCCGCGGATCATCTCCACCCCCCGCTACCGGCGTATCGACACCGGCCGGTGGGACGGGAAGGAGGACCGGGAGGCGCTCGACTTCCGCTCGCCCGCGGGCCAGGAGTGCATCGAGCTGGCGGAGAGTTACGGGACCGTCCTGGACCCGTGGCAGCGGCTTGCCCTGCACCACTCGCTCGCCGAGGACGAGGCGAGCCGCTGGGCCGCGTTCGAGGTCGTCGTCGAGCTCGCGAGGCAGAACGGCAAGGGCGGCTTCCTCGAGGCGCGGCAGCTCGGCGGCGTGATGCTGTTCGGCGACAAGCTGATCATCCACACTGCGCACGAATTCAAGACGGCCGCCGAGTCGTTCATCCGGCTCGACGAGATCATCGGCGGTTCCGACGACCTCAGCCGCCGTGTGAAGCGGGTGATCAGGAGCCACGGGGACGAGGGATTCGAGTTCTTCAACGGGTCGCGTATCCGGTTCCTGGCCAGGTCGGAGCGGTCCGGCCGCGGGTTCTCCGGCGACCTGGTCATCATGGACGAGGCGATGATGCTGCGGGCCACGCCGATGGGCGCCCTGCTGCCGACGATGTCCGCCCGGGCCAACCCGCAGCTGATCTACACCGGCAGCGCCGGCCTCGGCGAGGAGAGCGAGCAGCTCGGCACCCTGCGCGATCGGGCCCTGGCGGAGACGGAGCAGCCGGACCAGAGCCTGGTGTACCTGGGCTACTCGATCGATCCGCACGTCAAGGAGTGCGCGCGCGACGCGCGCGAGCGGATCGTCTGCCGGGACCACGACGACCGCGACGACCCGGCCAGCTTCGCCAGGGCCAACCCCGCCATGGGCATCCGTATCAGGGAGGCCCACATCTGGCGGGAGTTCGCGACCATGCGCCCCGACCTGTTCGACCGTGAGCGCCTCGGCGTCGGCACCTACCCGGTCACCGCCGACGAAGCATGGAAGGTCATCGACAAGGAGGCCTGGGAGGCGCTGGCCGATGCGGACGCGGCCATGCTGGACCCGGTCGCCTTCGCGGTCGATGTGACTCCGGAGCGGACGCACGCGGCCATCGGCGCGGCGGGGCACAGCGGTCAGCAGACCGACGCTGGTGACGTCGTGCTCCTGGAGATCATCGAGCACCGGCCCGGTACGGGCTGGGTCGTCGGCCGGCTGATGGACCTGGTGGACAAGCACCGTCCGTGCGCCGTGGTGATCGATACGTTCGGCCCGGCATCGTCGCTGATCCCCGCGGTGAAGAAGGCTCTGGCGGACAAGCTGGAGGAGACGGCCGATCCGTACTTCGAGAGCCTGCTGATCGAGGCCAAGACCGGTGACGTGACCAAGGCGTACGGCCAGTTCTACGACCTGGTGGAGAACCAGCTGGCCACGCACCACGACGAGCCGGTACTCCGTACGGCCCTGGCGGGAGCTGATGAGCGCCTGGTGGGCGACGGCAAGACCTGGGCCCGGCGGGGCGCGAGCGTCGATATCAGCCCGCTGGTGGCCGTCACCAATGCGGCGTGGGGGCATGCGGAGCGTGCCGACGTAGTGCCGGAAGGGGCGCCGAACCTGTGGTGATGACCGTGCTCGAGATCGTGTTCGTGCTGACCGCGCTGGCCGGTGTGGCGATGTGGTCGCTGCCGGCAGCGCTGCTCACCGCCGGAGTCCTCGGCGTCCTGGCGGTGGAACGGGCGCAGGCAGACCGGGCGGCGGCGAAGAAGAAGGGGGAGGTGCGCGAGTGAAGGGCGGACTGTTCGGGCTGTTCGACCGGGAGCAGCGGAGCCTCGAGGACCCGGGCACACAGCTCACCGACTCGGCGCTGCTGAGCTGGCTGGGCGGGGCATCGACCGACGCCGGGGTGAGCGTCTCCGAGCAGAGCGCGCTGCGGATGCCCGCGGTGTGGCGCTCCGTGACGGTCATCGCGGGTGTGTCCTCGTCGCTGCCGCTGCCCACCTTCAAGGCGGGCACGCGGACACGGACCGTGTCGCCGCTGCTGGAGGACCCGCACCCCGAGCTCACGCGGCTGGAGGTGTGGCGGTACGCGTACCTGTACCGGGTTCTGTGGGGCAACGCCTACCTGCAGAAACTCCGCGCGCCGTCTGGGCAGGTCAAGGAGCTGTGGCCGATCGGCGCCAACCGGGTGCAGGTCGACCGTGAGCGTCCGTCGGAGGGCAACCCCACGGGCAAGTGGTTCTGGGTCACCGACGACTGGGGGGTCACGCACCGGCTCACACCGCGCGATGTGCTCCACATCCCGGGCCTGGGCTACGACGGGCTGACCGGGGTGTCGCCGGTACGTCTCGCCTCGCAGGGCATCGGCCTGGCGCAGGCCGCCGAGAAGGGCGCGGCCCGCCTGTTCGGCTCCGGCAACATGATCGGCGGTGTGCTGCAGACCGAGCAGCGGCTGAACCCCGACCAGGCCAACGCGCTGAAGGAGCGCTGGAAAGCCAAGATGTCAGGGGTCGGGAACTCCCACGAGGTCGCCGTCCTGGACTCCGGTGCCTCGTTCAACCCGGTGGCGATGCCCAACACCGACGCGCAGTTCCTCGAGTCCCGCGAGTTCCAGAACACGGAGATCGCCCGCATGTTCGGCGTTCCGCTGTTCCTCCTGATGGAGACGTCCAAGTCGACGTCGTGGGGAACCGGGCTGGAGCAGCAGGCCACGGGCTGGGTGAAGTTCGACCTGGCCCCCACCTGGCTGGCCCCGACCGAGCAGCGCATCACCAAGGAGCTCCTGGGCAAGGCCGAGTACGCCAAGTACCAGGTGGCCGGACTCCTGCGCGGGGACAGCTCGGCCCGGGCCACGTTCTACCGGGCGATGCGCGACACCGGTGTGATGTCCGCGAACGACATCAGGGAGCTCGAGGACCTGCCCCCGATCCCCGGCCCGGAGGGCGACGTCTACCTGCAGCCCACATTCATGGCCCCGCTGGGGTCCAACCCGCTGGCCGACGCCACGACACCGGCAGCAGTCCAGGCCGCGCGGCATCTCGCCGAGGCACACCGCCTGCTCACCCCGCCCACTGCCGACTCTGGAGGCGACGATGACCGTGACCCTGATCGGGGCTGAAGAGCGCCGGCACCTGCCCGTGGGACCTGCCGGAGTATCCATCCGTGCTGACGGCGCCGCCGGGGCCGAGCGCTTCAGCGGATACGGGGCCGTGTTCAACTCACGCACCGCGATCGGCAATCCGCTGCGCTGGGGCTTCTACGAGGAGGTCGCGCAGGGCGCGTTCGCGAAAACGCTGACCGAGAGTGATGCCCGATTCCTCATCGACCACGACTCCTACTACGTAGTGTCACGCGTGTCCGCCGGGTCGCTGATCCTGGCCGAGGACGAGCGCGGCCTGGCCGTCGACTCCGCTCTCGACACCGACCTGTCCTACGTCTCCGACCTGCGGGCGAACGTCCGCAACCGGAACATCACCGGCATGTCGTTCGGGTTCTACGTCATCAAGGACGACTGGAACACCGAGGAGCTCGAGATCGAGGGCGCCGATCCGGTCCAGGTCGACGTGCGGATCATCCGCGAGGTCCGCCTGGTCGAGGTGTCCGCGGTCACCTTCCCCGCCTACCCGGAGACCGAGGCCGAACTGAAGTCGGTGGCCCGGGCGCTGGACCACCGCGGCGACCTGGCCGCGGTCCAGGCACGGGCCCGCTACCGGCCCGAGCTCCTGGACATGGTGCACATCGAACGCGAGCCGGGAGAGTCCACTCGCGCGACGCAGAACCCCGCTGAGCCGGCCGTGTCCACTCAGCCCCCGGGCCTGCACATCGATATGCGCATGAAGGCGCTGGCCGCCCGCTACGGGCTGCCCCGCTGACCTACCCATCCCATGCCAGCCCCGGAGTCCCCGGGGCTGTCAGGCGTGCCGTGAAAGGACACAGACGCCATGCCCAACCTGCTTGACCGAGCCATCGAGACACAGAACCGGACCTGGGCCCGGATGACCGAGATCCGCGAAGAGGCGGAGCGCGAGGGGCGCGACCTGACCGCCGAGGAGCGCACGAACTGGGACGCGGCCGAGGCCGACCTGACCCGGGCGTCCAACGACATCGAGCGCCTCAACCGCATGGCGGCGCTGGACACCGTCGACCGCTCCGGCGCGATCACCACCACCGGCACCCAGGACGGCCCCGAGGGCACCGACAGCGAGGCGGAGCGCGCCCGCTACGGCGAGGCGTTCACCCGCTACCTGCGCAGCGGCCTGACCCGCATGTCCGCCGACCAGCAGCAGCTCCTGGAGGCCAATTTCAGCGAGATGACCGGCCGCGCGCAGGCCGCCGGCGTCGACACCCTGGGCGGCTACCTGGTGCCGGAGGGGTTCCTCGGCAGGATGACCGAGGCGATGAAGGCCTACGGCGGCATCCTCGGCCTGGCCACCCCCATCAACACCAGCACGGGCAACGACCTGCCGTGGCCCACGAACGACGACACGGGCAACGAGGGTGAGATCCTCGGCGAGAACGAGGAGGTCACCGAGCTCGGTGTCACGCTGGGCCAGCGCAAGCTGAAGGCGCACATCTACTCCAGCCGCATGGTCAAGGCCTCCCAGGTCCTGCTGCAGGACAGCGCGTTCGACCTGGAGGCGTGGCTGCCCCGCAAGCTCGGTGAGCGCATCGGGCGCCGAGCGGCCCGCAGCTTCACCACCGGCACCGGCATCGACGAGCCGCAGGGCATCACCGTCGGCATCCGCGTCGGCAAGACCGGCGGGGCCGGACAGGTCACGTCCATCACCTACGACGACCTCATCGACCTCGAGCACTCCGTCGACCCCGCCTACCGCGAGGCCGGCCGCTGCAGGTTCGTCATGCACGACACCATGCTCGGCACGCTGCGCAAGCTCAAGGACGGCGACGGCAGGCCGCTGTGGGTGCCGGTCCCCGCACCGGGGTTCGCCTCCACCCTCAACGGCCAGCCGTACACGATCGACAACTCGATGCCGACCCCGGCCGCCGGAGCGAAGTCCATCGTGTTCGGGGACATCGCGGCCGGCTACGTCGTGCGCCAGGTCCTGGCGGTGCAGACCCTGCGCCTGGCCGAGCGGTACGCCGAGCGCCTGCAGGTCGCGTTCCTGTCCTTCGCGCGGCTCGACGGAATGATCGACGACTACTCGGCGATCAAGGCGTACGAGCACGCCGCTGCCTGATCGTCCCGTGCCCGGGCGGCGCGGCGGCGCCGCCCGGGTCCAACCCCCTGGAAGGACCAGACCATGCGTGACATCTACAGCAACGTCCTGGTGAAGCAGTCCCTGACACCGGCCGTCCGCACCGCGACCGCGACCGGCACGGCCGTCGACCGCAACGCCGGCGGCGCCATGTTCCAGAACGCCCTGGTCGTGGTGACCACCGGCGTCATCACCGACGCCACCCACACCATCACGGTCGAGGACTCCGCGGACGGCACCTCGTACGCCACGGTGGCGGCGGAGTACCTGCAGGGCACCCCGCCCGCCATCGTCGCCGCGGACGACACCAAGACGTACGAGCTCGGCTACCTCGGCCGCAAGCGGTACCTGCGCGTCGTGTCCACCGTGGCCGGGGCCACCACCGGCGGTGCCGTCGCCGCCCTGGTCGTGCTCTCCGACCCGCGCGTCACCCCGGTGGTGCGCGCCTGATGGCCCGGGTGAAGATCCTCACCGCGATCGGCGGCCTGGGATTCTCCTGGCAGCCCGGCCAGATCATCGACCTGCCCGACGAGCAGGCGGCGCTGTGGGCCGACGGGGTGCGGGCCGAGCCCGTCGACCACACCCCGCCCCCGCCGGGCGGTGCGCAGGACGACGACACCACCAAGGTGCAGGAGCCGGACGGCCCGTTCGATCCGGACACACACAGCAACCGCGAGGTCCTCGCGTACCTCGCCGACCAGAGTGAGGAAGAGGCGCTGCGGGTGCTGAACATGGAGGCCGCCGGCCAGGACCGGGCGGGCATCGCCAAGGGCCGCGACGCCGCCCTGGCGCAGGCCCGGGCCAACGACACGGCCCGGGCCGAGGAGCTCGCTGCCCGTAGCGACGGCACGGAGCTCGCTGCGGACACCTCGCGCGGCGGCGGCCGCGGCGACGTCCCCGAAACCCGGTAGGAGGGCAAGGTGCCGTACGACCTCGGCGCGACCGTGCGCCTCACCGCCGAGTGCCAGGACCCGGGCGGCACGCTCACCACCGCCGACACGGCCACACTCACGGTGACGCTGCCGGGCGGGGCCACCGCCACACCCGCAGCCGCGGAAACCGCCCCGGGCACCTACCAGGCGGACTACGTCAGCAGCGCCCCGGGCCGGCACACGGTGCGCTGGGTCTTCACCGGCCCCGCCGACGCCTACACCGACAGCTTCGACGTACGCCCCCTCGCGCCGCCGACGATCCTGTCGCTGGCCGACGCGAAACGCCACCTGAAGCTGCAACCGACGCGCTCGGACCGTGACGACGAGATCCGGGGGTGGACCGAGTCCATCACCCGCGGTATCGAGGGACTGTGCGGGCCGGTCGTCGTCCGGACTGTCGAGGAACGGCACGACGCCCGCCAGGCCGACACCATCGTCCTTCGCCACGTGCCCGCACTGGAACTCACCAGCATCACACCGCTCCAGCCCGCCGCACCCGGACACGACGTCGACAGCCTCGATCTCGATCCCGACACCGGTGTCGTTCGTCGCATCCACGGGGGCACGTTCAGCGGGCTGCTGCTGTGCATCTACACCGCGGGCCGCCCGATCGTCCCGGCGAACATCACCGCGGCGGCGCGCATCATCGTCCAGCACCTGTGGCGCACCACCCAGGGACCGGGCCGGCCGCAGCTCGGGACCGGGGACTTCGACGTGACCGAGCCCATGATCGGCTTCGGCTACGCCATCCCCAACCGGGCGCTCCAGCTGCTCGAGCCCGACCGTCTGCCACCGGGGGTGGCCTGATGGCCACCTCCGCAGTACCCGCCGCCATCGCCGCCCTGGTGCAGATCCTGACCGAGGCCCCGGCCCTGGCAGGCACCACGGTCATCGACGGCCCTCCGGCGGCGGACATGTCCGATGCCGACCTCGTCGTCGTCGGGTGGGCCGTCGGCGACGAGCAGGCGTCCGCCGAGTCCGCCCAAGACTTCGCGTACGCAGGGGCCCGGACCCGGGACGAGGAGTTCACCATCACCGGGTGGTGCGAGTCGTGGTCCGGGGACGACGACTTCAGCGCCCGGCGCCAGCGGGCGTACGGCCTGCTCGCCGTGGTCGAGGACTCGCTGCGGGCGACCGCAGCCCAGCCCCAAGCCCCGACCTTGCTCGGAACCGTCCAGTGGGCTCACCTGACCCGGCACCGCCTTCAGCAGCAGTTCACCGAAAGCGGCGCCCGCGTGGGCATCAGCTGGACCGTCACCTGCCAGGCCCGCATCTGATCACCACCAACCAGGAGGAACGCCATGGCGCGAGTGCGCTACATCGGCGCCGAGCCGGTCACCGTGCCGGAGCTCGGCGGCCGAGAGGTACAGCCCGACGAGATCGTCGAGGTGCCCGACCAGCGGTTCGACGGCTACGCGTGCCAGCCCTCGACGTGGGAGGGCATCGAGGAGCCGAAGGACGAGGCTCCGCCCGCGAAGAAGCCGACCTCCGTGGCGAAGGCCGCGGCCGTGAAGGAGGTGCGCTGACATGGCGATCGGATCGGGCCTGGGTGCCCAGATGGGCATCGCGGCCGAGACCACCTACGGCACCTTCGTAGCTCCGTCGCGCTTCGTCGAGTTCACGAAGGAATCGCTGGTCCTCAAGAAGACGACCGCGCAGTCGGCAGGCATCGCGGCGGGGCGGCTGCTCGCTCTTTCCTCGCGGCGGGTACTAACCCGGCGCGAGGCGTCGGGCAGCATCGAGATGGAGATCGTCAACAAGGGCATGGGCCTGCTGCTCCAGGCCCTCATGGGGACCACGGTCACCCCGGTGCAGCAGGGCGCTGGCCCCGCGTACCTGCAGACGCACACCCTCGCTGACACGGCAGGCAAGAGCCTGACGATCCAGAAGGGCGTCCCCCTGACCACGGGGACGGTGACGAAGAAGAACGTCCTGGGCTGCAAGATCACCTCGGGTGAGTTCGCCTGCGAAGTCGGCGGGATGCTGACCGGGGCGTTCGAGTTCGACGGGCGGGACGTCGAGGAGTCGTCCGCGCTGGCAGCCGCGAGCTACCCGGCTCTGCTGCCGTTCCACTTCGCGCAGATGGGCATCAAGACGGGGACCTTCGGCACAGAGACCGCCCGGACCGGTATCCGCAAGGTCTCCTGCAAGGTCGAGCGCCCGCAGGAGGTCGAGCGCTTCTACGCCGGGGCGGCTGGCCTGAAGGCTGAGCCGATCTCCAACGACCAGGTCAAGATCTCGGGCACGTTGGAGTCCGACTACGTCGAGACCACGCTCGATGACCTGCACACCAGCGACGGAGCGACGTCCCTCGTGTGGGAGTTCGTCGGGCCGCTGATCGCCGCGACGTTCTACGAGACGTTCCGGATCACGCTGCCCGCCATCCGCCTTGACGAAGGGCCGCCGGTCGTCGACGGGTTCGGAGTGGTCAAGCCCAGCTTCAACTACGTGGGGCTGTACGACGGGACCAACCAGCCGAAGATCGAGATCATCAGCACGGACATCACGCTGTAGGAGGTGGCCCGATGGCTCTCTCCTCCGTACAGATCACGGGCACCGGGCAGCTGCTGGACCTGTCCCGTCGGCTTCGCGCGGTGTCTGGTGCCCCGATCCAGCGCAACATGGCCCGCCGCGTCAGGCGGGCCGCTGAGCCGCTGCACCGCGATATGCAGGACGTCATCCGCGGCCTGCGTCTGGCCGCGGACGGCCGGCGCGCGGGGAGCCGCGGCGGTCCGTCGCCGACGTCCCGTCCGTTCCGGGCGACCCTGGCCGAGGCGGTCCGCATCAGCGTCCGAACAGGCAGTAACCCCGGGGCCCGGATCTACGTCGACAAGGGCCGACTGCCCCGGGACATCTCCGTGGGCGTGCTCTACCAGCTGAACGACGGCCGACTGCGACACCCCGTGTTCGGCAACCGCAGCCGGTGGACCAACCAGCGCACCACCGCCATGTGGTGGGACCGCACAGTGCGTCAGCACACCCCCCGCATGCAGTCCGAGGTGGCGCGTGTCCTCGATGACGTGCGCCGCCAACTCGAATAGGAGCCCCGTTGATCATCATTTACACCCCCGAGGGCGGCGAGCCCGAGCGCCTCGACGCGGGCCGCCTGCGCGCGAGCGAGATCCAGATCGCCGAGCGGACCGCCGACCGGCCCTGGGACGTACTGAAGGGCAGCCTGGTCGACGGTGACGTCACCTCGCTCCGCACCCTGGCCTGGGTCATCAAGAAGCGCGCCGACCCGTCGCTGCGGTTCAGTGCCTTCGACCCGTTCGAGGACGAACTGAAGGCGCGGCTCGATGCCCGCGAGACGCACCGGTACGCCGCCGAGATGTTCGCGCGGTACGGCCACGACCCGGTGGAGCTGGCGGGCGCGTGGGAGGAACTGCGCGAGGCAGCCGACGATCCGGCGATCGCCGACGCTGCGATCAAGGAGCAGACGGACGGCCCAAAAGCCGAGCCCGACATGAGTGGTTCGGTGACCTCCGAGACGAGTACCTCGGCCTCTTCGCCCACCACTTCGGCTACACCCCCGACGACGTCGACGCCCTGAAGGTCGACGACTTCCACAACCTCACCGGCTGGATCGACCAGCACCAGGCCGCGCTCGCCGCGCAGAACCACGGAGGTGAGTAGTGGCCAACACCCGGCTGAACTTCGTCCTCGACGGCCGCGACGGGCTGTCCCGCGTCCTGGACCGAGTAGGGGACAACGCGAACCGGCTGCACCGCCGGGTGTCCGCAGCGACGACGAACATGTCGACGAGCTTCAACCGGCTCACCCAGTCCGCGACCGCCGACGGAAACGCACTGACCCGCCTGCTCCAGCGGAACGGGACAGCGGTCACCCAGTACACGACCGACGCCAACGGCCGGCTGCGGGACCTCAACGGCCGCTTCGTTTCGACGGGGACGGCGACTGGCGGCCTGACCGGCGCCTTGCGGCGCCTGGTCCCGTCGCTGGGTGACGCGTCGGGCGGGGCCGAGGATCTCGCCAAGTCGGGCGGGAAGCTCGGTCCGGTGATGGGCGGGGTCGGTGCGGCACTGGGTCTGTCGCTGCTCCCCGCTCTCGGTGCCGTGGTGCCGATGGCGGCCGGGGCAGGGCTCGCCATCGGCACGCTGAAGCTGGGCTTCTCCGGAGTCGGCGAAGCCGCCGCCCTGGCCGGGCAGGACAAGGAGGAGTACGCCAAGGCCCTCAAGAAACTGTCCCCCGAGGCCCGGACTTTCACCAAAGAGCTGGTCAAGACCAAGGACCAATTGAGCGACTTCGGCAAGAAGATCCAGGCGGCGATGCTGCCCGGCTTCACGAAGGCGCTGAAGGAGGCCAAGCCCCTCGTCGACATCGTCGGCAAGGGCATGACGACCATGGGCAAGGGCTTCGGCGACGCGGCGGCCGGCGCCGGGCGGCTGTTCAAGTCGGGCGGGTTCCAGAAGGATCTGAAGACCAACCTCGATCTGGGCATATCGTTCGCCCGGGAGATGACCGGCGGGCTCGGCTCGCTGACCCGCGGGCTGCTCGACTTCGGGGCGAAGTCCGGCCCGACACTCCGCTCGTTCTCCACTGGCCTGTCGGGGCTGCTCGGCAAGGGCGGCGGTGGACTGGCCGGCATGTTCAAGGGGCTGGAGCCCGGGATCGCTGGGAGTGCGAAGCTCCTCGATGGGCTGTTCGGTGCGGTCAACCGCATGCTGCCCGCGCTCGGCCGGCTTGGTGGGATGGCGGGGAAGGCTTTCGGCCCGCTGTTCGGTGAGCTGTTCGAGTGGAGCGGCAAGGCGACGTCGGCCCTGATGGACGGGCTCGGGTTCGCGATCAAGTGGCTGTCGCCAGTCTTCAAGGACCTGAGCTTCGGCGTGAAGTCCGTAACGAGCATCCTGTCGATCCTGGCGCCCACGGTGCGGGACACAGCGTCAGCGATCTTCGGTTCGTTCATGCCCGCCTTCGGTGAGGTCGACAAGGCGGTCGGCCCGCTCCAGCGCCTGTCGAACACGATCAGGGACAACAAGGGCGCCATCCAGGAGTTCGCCCGACAGGCCGGTAGCGCCATGATCACGGTCGCGGGTGCGGTCATCGAGAACATGCCGACCGCCCTGGCCGTGTTCCGGATGGTCACCGGCGGCATGGTCACCGCGATGGGCGGGGTGCTGCACGGGGCAGCCAAGACGTTCGGCTGGATCCCCGGCATCGGCGACAAGCTGAAGAAGGCGGACCGCAGCTTCTCCAGCTTCAAGGACTCGTACATCAGCGGGCTGAAGTCCGCCGAGGCGAAGACCCGCGAGTTCGCGGCGGGCGCCCTGCCCAAGCTGGAGCAGGGCAAGCTGAAGATGAATATCTCGAACTGGTCCAGTCAGATCGAGACGGCTAAGGCCAAGCTGAAGACGGTGCCGCCGGACAAGCAGGCCAAGATCCGCGCGGAGATCGGCGATCTCCAGCGGAAGGTGGCGTCCGCTCGGGCGACGCTGTCGGGGCTTCAGGACAAGGTCGTCACGGTCACGACCCGGCACGTGGTGGTGGGCGGGCAGGCCCGCACGTCCGGGTCGCACGGCTCGCAGCTGAAATACGCGGGCGGTGGGCCGATCGAGGGGCCGGGCACAAGCACATCCGACAGCGTCCCGATCTGGGCGTCCAAGGGCGAGTTCATGGTCAAGGCGAAGTCCGTGGCCAAGTACGGCGTCAGCTTCCTGAAGGCGGTCAACGACGGCACCCTGAACCTGCGGGGCGCCTCGGCCGGGGCCAGCAGCGGCGGGAGCGGCGGTCTGACGGGCGCGGGTGCCGAGGCGGGCCGCGGCCTGTCGGCGGGGCTGCGCTCGGCTGCGGCCGGGGTCGACGGTGCGGCGCGGCTGATGGCGGCGGCGGTGACGGCCGGTGTCCGCGGTGAGCTGGAGATCGCCAGCCCGAGCAAGAAGATGAAGGCCCTGATGAAGGACGTCGGCAAGGGGTTGATCCTCGGGCTGACCGGCGAAAAGGGCAAGATCAAGGCGACCGCGCAGGATCTGGTCAAGGACATTTGGGCGGCGTGGAAGGGCGTCAAGACCACCAAGGACAGCGCCCTGGTCGCGATGGTCAACCGGGACACAGGCAAGCTCCAGAAGCTCGCCACCGCCCGGGACAAGATCGCGGCCACAATCGCCGCAGCGAACAAGTACAAGAACGACCTGTACAGGGGCGCCCAGTCGGCGGCCGGGCTGTCGAACCTGGGGCTCCAGGACGAGGAGGTGTCGGCCGGCAGCATCCAGGCGGGACTGTCGCAGAAGCTGGCGAAGATCACCCAGTTCACGCGGTACGTGGCCGGGCTCGCGAAGAAGGGCCTGAACAAGAACCTGATCAAACAGGTGCTCGACATGGGCCCGGACCAGGGGTACGCCTACGCGTCCGCCCTGGCGGGCATGGGGTCGTCCGCGCTGAAGGCGGTCAACAGCACACAGTCGAAGCTCGACAAGGCGGCGCTCAACCTCGGGTCGCTCGGGGCCGACGTGATGTACGACTCCGGGCGGAACTCGGCCAAGGGCTACCTGAAGGGGCTCGACTCCCAGCAGGACGCCATCGAGAAGCAGATGGTCAAGATCGCCGTTGGGATGCAGAAGGCGATCAGGAAGGCGCTGGGCATTTCGTCGCCTGCCCGGAAGCTGATTCCCGACGGGGTCAACTCCGCGCGCGGTCTGGCTGTCGGTCTGGTCGAGGGCCTGCCGTACATCGATCGGGCGCTCGCCACGGTCACGGACCGGGTGGGCTCGGCCCGCCCGATCGTCGGCCGGCCCGCCTTCGCCGGGGCCGGTATGGGTGGCCCGGTCTACAACATCCAGATCGAGGTGCGCGACGCCATGGACCCGGTCGCGGTGGGCCGGGAGCTGGAGCGCGTGATGACCCGATTCAAGCGCGGACAGGGGAGGTGAGCCTGTGCCGGTTCTCGTAGAGGCGGGCTGGGGCGGGGTCGTGCAGATGCCGTGGTCGATCACGTGGACGGACATCACGTCCCGGGTCGACATGGTGCAGGGGGTGACGATCACCCGGGGCGCGTCCGACGAGCTGTCCGAGACGCAGCCGGGCACGTGCACGATGACCCTCGACAACCAGGACGGCTGGTTGACTCCGGGCAACCCGAACTCGGGGTACGCCCCGTGGGTGCGTCGCAACGCGCCGATCCGGGTGAGTCAGCTCGTCATGCCCAGCCCATCCGGGGTGGCGCCGTGGCCTCTGTCTGAGCTCGGGGATCTTTTCGACACCGGGGCGATCGACACGGTCCTGTGGCCTGGGGGGTATGGGGCTCGGAGCGTGGTGGGTGGCCGGGCCCGGATCGCGTGCGTCTCGGGGGCCCCGGCCGGGATGCAGAGTGCCCGGTCGTGGACTCTCGCCGGGTCGCAGATCACCGTGAAGGCTGCGACGGTCCCGGCCGCGTCCACGTCGTCGCAGGCCACCATGTCCCTGCGCATCAACTCCACGACGGCCGGGACCCGGCTGACGTGGACGTACAACGCGGTGACCGGGCTGCTCCAGGCCCGCTCGGATGTGGGGTCGGCTGACGGGGCTGCTGTGTCGCTGACGTACTCCGCGATCGACCACGCGTGGTGGCGGATCCGGGAGACATCTGGGCTGGTGATCTGGGAGACGTCGGGCGACGGGTGGGACTGGACGGTGCAGCGCACCCTGGCCACCCCGGCGTGGGTCGGCGCGCAGCAGCAGCTGGTGGAGCTGGCCGGGACCCGGGTCGGCGGCGGCGTCAGCGACGTCTGCGAGTTCGACTACCTCGGCGCGGTGGTCCGCCCTCGCTTCTGGGGCGTCGTCAATGAGTGGCCGGTCAGCTGGAGCGGGTTGCAGAGCAGCGTCAGCATCAGCGCGACGGACCTGTTCAAGTGGCTCAACAAGCAGCCGTCCATGCGCAGCATGCTGGGCATGGAGGTGCTGACCCGCGACGCTCTGTCCGGGATCTACAGCTTCCTTGCCGCGTACTACCCGCTGACCGAGGAGGCGGGAAGCACGGCGGCCGGGGACGCGGCAGGGCGGTCCAATCCGGGGGCGCTCGCCGTCACCCAGGCCGGGGCCGGCGGCACGCTGGAATTCGGTACGGACGGTGTCGCCGAGACCGGGGAGACCGCTGTCACGATGACCCCCGCGTCGGCGTCTGCCGGGCAGTACCTGGTTGGCGACCTCGGCCCGCAGGTCGCGGCTGACAGCACCTCGTGGCTTGAGCACATCCAGGCGTGGATCAAGACCAGTACCCCCGGGCGGGTCATCCTCGGCATGCACGATCCCGTCCTCGATCACCAACTGGTGCTGGCGCTCGACGGGGCCGGGGTGCTGGTGGTGGAGTCGACGCAGGAAGGCCCCCCGCTCACGATCAGCACCTCGGCGTCCGCGAATCTGGCCGATGGGCAGTGGCATCACATCGTCTACGACGGGTCCGCGAAGCGGGTCTACGTGGACGGGGCCGCGGTCGGCGGCACGCTGACCGCGGTGAGCACGGCCGACATCCGCAGCATGTACGTCGGCGGGTACCGGGGTGGCCGGCTGTGGGCGGGGCAGATCGCGCACGTCTCGCTGCACCTGGCCACCGGCCCGCTCGGGCCGCTGTACTCCCAGACCTACGACGCGGCCTCGGGGTTCGCCGGTGAGTCGGCAGACTGGCGGGTGGAACGGCTGGCCCGGTACGCGGGGCTGTCGTCGGTGACGATCCTCGGGGCGACGCACGATCCGATGGCGTCTCAGGGCCCTGGCGGGTCGACTGTGGTGGCCCGGCTGCGCGAGGTCGAGTCGACGGAGTCCGGGAAGCTGTACGCCGAGCGGGACTACTACGGGATCGCCTATCAGTCCCGTGACCTGCGGTACAACCCGTCGCCGGGGGACGAGGTCTTCACGATCTCCTACGCCGACCTGGAGACCACTCAGGTCGAGCTGTCCGACGACGATCAGAAGCTCGTCAACGAGATCGCGGCCTCGCGGCCGGGCGGGGCGACACAGCGGGTCCAGGCCGCGGAGAGCATCCTCGCGTTCGGGGTGTACCCGGAGCCGATGACCCTGCTCAAGACCAGCGACTTGTCCGTACTGGACGCGGCGATGTGGCGGGTCATGCGGTACGCCAACCCGGCGCCGGAGCTGCGCGAAGCCCCTGTCGAGGCGGCCACCATGCCGCAGTATCTCGACATTCTCGACGCCGACATCAGCTCGTACTTCACCGTGTACGACCTGCCGGACCAGGCCCCGACCGACGAGCTGCGCGTCACCGTCGAGGGCTACACCGAAACGATCAAAGAGGGCAGCCACCTCATCCAGTTCCGCACCTCGGAGTCATCCCGGGACAGCGTGTGGGTCCTCGATGACGCGGTCTACTCGCAGCTCGACTACACCACCCGCCTCGCCTACTGATGGGACTGCCCATGGCCGCAACAGCCCTGCCCGCCAACGCGATCGTGCAGGCCGAGACGTACTACCTGCCGCCGCCCCCGCGCCGCGGTCAGCCCACCCAGGACTGGTCGCAGGTCCCCGGGGCGGAGCTGATCTACAAGTGGGCCGATTACCGGCTGAACCGGCGGCTCTCGGTCCCGACCGCGTCCGTCCCGGACCACCCCGGGCTGTACGCGCGGATCGACGACGGGCGGTGGCTCGCCGAGTGCGACGCCTGCGGGTCCGCGTGGATCGTGTCCGTGCTCGACCCGCGGTTCGGGTGCGTGGAAACGACGTGCAAGCGGGACTGGGTGCCGCTGATCCTGCCCGAGGACACCGCCGCTGCCGAGGCTGAGGCGCTGGCCCTGACCCGCCGGTTCTGGTGGCACCCGTTCGACCCGCGGAACCCCAACGTCGAGTTCCCCGGGGAGCCGCCGGCCCCGGACCCTGACCCGCCTGTGGAGCCTGATCCGGGGGTGCCGCAGCCGTGACGACGAACCCGCGCACGTGGGGCGCCGGTGAGACGGCCACTGCCGCGCTCCTGAACCAGGAGATCCGCGACCAGTTTGGCAGCATGTTCGACGCGTGGACGCCGTACACCCCGGTCTGGTCGGGGGCGACGACCAACCCGGTCATCGGCGCGAACGGCACCCTCGTCGGCCGGTACATGAAGATCGGCCGGTCCTGTCACCTGCGGATCGAAATGCTCGCCGGGTCGACCACCACCTACGGATCCGGCGGCTGGTCACTGTCCCTGCCGTTCGCCGCGGCGGCGGCCGGCGCACAGATCGGGATCGCGCACGCCCACCAGTCGCAGCGGATCCAGGGTGCCTTCACCATCGCCCCCGCCGCGACCGTGGGGCTGGCGTTCTTCCCGACAACCGCAGTCCCCGCCACCCTGTCGTGGGTGTCGTCGACGGTCCCGGTGACGTGGGCGTCCGGCGGGCGCCTGTCGATCTACGCGGAGTACGAGACCGCCACCTGACCCACCCCTAAACCCGCCGCCCCGCGCCGTATGGCCCGGGGCTTCGTCATGTCTGGAGACCTGCATGAAGCTGGTGACCCGAGCCCAGCTCGGCTGGCCCGCGTCGGCTGCGCCGTCGCAGTCGAGCACGAAGGGCGTGAAGGTCCACTACGAGGGCACGGCCGTGAGCACGAAGCTGCTCACCGACCATGACGCCTGCCTCGACGAGTGGAAGAACATCCGCCGCTCGCACCTGGCGAACACCGCCGAGAACTACAGCGACGTCGCCTACAACTACGCGGCCTGCCCCCACGGCTACCTGCTGGAGGGCCGCGGGCTGCGGCGCCGCACGGGGGCGAACGGCAATCAGGTACTCAACCGGGCGCACTACGCGATCGTGGGCATGGTCGGCAGCAGCGGGCTGACTGAGCCGCCGGACGCGATGCTGTCCGCGATCCGTGACGGCATCGAACTCCTTCGGGAGGGCGGGGCAGGTATCGAGATCAAAGGGCACCGCGACGGGTACGCGACGGCCTGCCCCGGCGGTCCGCTCTACGCATGGGTCCAGGACGGTGCACCACGTCCTGCGAGCCCCGGTCCGAAGCCGGGGCCGTCCAAGCCGAAGCCCTCGTACGAGCCGTTCCCCGGGGCGGCGTACTTCAAGGCCGGGCGCCGCAGCGCGGTCGTGACCGCGATGGGCCGCCGCCTGGTGGCCGAGGGCTGCAACCGGTACAAGGTCGGGCCCGGCCCCGCCTGGTCCGACGCCGACCGGGAGTCGTACGCCGCGTGGCAGCGCAAGTGCGGCTACAGCGGCGCGGCCGCCGACGGCATCCCCGGCAAGGCGTCGTGGGGCCGGCTCAAGGTCCCCAACGTCTGACGGGCCACATGACTGCGGGGCCGCCCGGATCACACCCCGGCGGCCCCGCCCGACCCCACCACACGAAGTGAGGATTCCTATGAGCGCCATCATGCCATTCACCTTCCCCGACGACGGCCAGACGGTTCGCACCGTGGTGGTCGACGGCGAACCATGGTTCGTCGGCATGGACGTGACGGCCGTGCTCGGGTACGCCAACGGGCGTGACGTGCTCGCCACCCTGCCGGAGCGCATGCGGAATACCGTCGCGATTCCCGACGGTAATCGCGGCAACCCGAACCGCGCGATCGTCTCCGAGTCCGGGGTCTACCGGCTGGTCATGCGGAGCAACCTCCCAGCGGCCGCGCGGTTTCAGGACTGGCTGGCCGAGGAGGTCATCCCGTCCATCCGCCGCACGGGTTCGTACGCGGTCGCCCCGCCGGCTCCGGCGTTGCCGGACATCAGCACGCCGCAGGGCGTCCTCGCGCTGACGCAGCAGTTCGTGCGGGTGGCCGAGCAGCTGGTGGAGGCGGACGCGAAGCTGAAGGAGCTGGAGCCCAAGGCGCTGGCGCACGACACGCTGATGGCGGCGCAGGACGGGGACCTGCTGATACGGCAGGCGGCCAAGACGATCGGCTGGACCGAGAAGACCCTGCGGGTGTTCCTCCTCGAGGAGAAGCTGATCTACCGCAGGCAGGTGACGTGCGGGGCCTGGCAGTACGACTTCTACGCGGCGCACGCGCACTGCTTCAACGCGGTGGAACGGGTGGTCGAGCACACCTGGGGGTCGTGCGCCCACTACACCCTGCACGTGACACCGCGCGGCCTGGCGTTCGTGCAGATGCGGATCGGGAAGCGGCGGGCGGAGATGGCCGCAGCTGTCGGGGGCGCCCGCTGACGTCGTCAAGGGAGAACGGGCTGCGGGGCCGCCCTGGCGTAGGCGGCCCCGCTGGCCGACGGTGACGTCCCCCGAGGGTGGGGTTGCCGGCACACAGATTTTTGCACGCTGCCCCCTTTGAGCGGGGGCGAACTGAGAGAAGGAGTGCTGACCATGCGGAAACTGTTGCTGGACCTGGCCGAGCGCTCGGCCTGGACGGGGGCGCAGGCCGCTCTGGGTCTGGTCGTCGTCGAGCTGGCGGACGTGCCGGTGTGGTGGGCGGCCCCGGTCGCCCTGGCCCTCGCGTCGGCGAAGAGCTGGGTGGCCGGGCGGCTCGGCCGCAAGGGCACCGCCTCGACGCTGCCCGCGTCCGCCGACCCGGCGACCCTGGCGCGGGGGGTGTAGATGAGCGAGGGAGCCACCGGAGTGGTGGCGGTCGACATGGTGGTCATCTGGTCCGTCGCGGCCGTGGCGGTCGCCACCGGGCTCGGTCTGCTGTGGCGGATGACCCGCGGGGTCCGGCGCATCGTCGGCAGGGTCGATGAGTTCGTGGACGACTGGAACGGCACGGTATCGCGGCCGGGGGTGCCTGGCCGGCCCGGCGTGATGGCCCGGCTCGACGGGATTGAGGAGCGCCTGGGATCGGTAGAGCATGAGCTGCACCCCAACTCGGGTACGTCCCTGCGTGACGCGGTGGACCGGGTGGATGTCCGGACCCGCCAGATCGCCGCCGACAACGAATGACCAAGGCCCCCACCGCGGTGGGGGCCTTTCCTGCGTCGAGACGCAGTTACTAGGGGTGAGTAGGGCGATCTTCCGGGTGAGACTTCCCCAGTCCCCCGCTAGTGTTCGTCTACTGCCAGCCAGTGGGGGGAAGAATTCGATGCATGCAACCCTGATAGGAACAGGGTCGGCGGCGCCATCGCGTGCCCGAATTGACGGAGGGAGGTGAACACAATGAGTTTCCCCGTGGACCTGACAGCAGTCCTGACAGGAGCCTCGACCTCCCAGCTTCACAGTTGGCGACGCACTGGTCTCTTGGTGCCCGAGGCGCAGGAGAACCCCGTCAAGTACTCCTTCCGCGACGTCGTTGCTCTGCGAACATTCGTCTACCTCCGCAGCCGCCTCCCCCTGCAGCGCATCCGCAAGGGCATGGACACCCTCAGGCGCTGGGACCTGACCGATCACCCAGCCTCGTACGTGCTGCGGACGGAGGGAGACACCGTCTATCTGGTCCAGGAGGAACGCGCCATCGACCTCGTCCGGCATCCAGGGCAAGAGGTGCTCTGGAGCCTGGCCGACGTCTTCGCGCCGTTCGAGAACATGCAAGGCCGCGAGGTGGCAGACCTCCGACGTCCGAGACCGAACCTGGAAGTCCGCGAGCAGCGCCTCGGCGGATGGCCGACTATCCAGGGCACCCGGGTGCCCTACGACGCGGTGGCAAAGCTGGTGTCAGGAGGCGTGCCTACGGGCGACGTGGTCCGGTTCTATCCCACCGTCGGTGAGGACGGCGCGGCGGACGCGGCAAGCCTGCACCAGGAAGTCGCGCGGATCGGCGGTAGCGCTGCGTGAAGTTCTTCCTTGATGAGAACGAAAGCCCAGCGATCCTTCCTCCGCTGCAGACCGTGTTCTACGAGCACACGTTTCGGTCAGCGCACGACGAAGGGCTCTCTGGCGTGCTGGACACCGCCCTGATCCACGCAGTCAGGGAGATGGGCTATGACGCGATCATGACTCAGGACAGCAACCAGCTGTCCAACCGTGGTGAGCGCGCAGCCCTCATGGAGACGGGTCTGCACTGGATCGGGCACCGGCAGCCGGAGGCGGAGGGACTGCTGTACGTGGTGAACTCCACAGCGGCCTACCTGGCCGCGATGCCCCACATACTGCAGGAAATCAGCAACATCACCGGCGCGCACGCCTTCCACGTACGGAACTTGCCACTCCTCAAAGGGCAACGCGTCTCCGTGAACCGGCTCAAAGCCTGACCCCGTCAGATCGCCGCCGACAACGAATGACTGCCCCCACCGCCACGGCGTGGGGGGCCGTTTCGTATGTCTGGCGTACCCGATACTCTTCTGCCACCCCCCGAGGCCCGACCCTCGGGGGGTTCAGCACACTGCCGAGGCGGATAGATGTCTACGTACGAGATCACCTACCAGGTCCTGCCTGCTGGCGTCGGGCCAGATGACTACGAGCCGGCCGACCTCGAGGAGCGAACCGAGCGGTTCGAGCTGTCGGATCCCGAGCTCGCGTCGATCGATGCCGACGGCTACCCCCAGCACTACGGGCCGTCGTACCCCGAGATGAAGGCCGCGATCCGTGAGCGCCTTGGCTCCTCCGGGGCCGAGGCCATCATCGGCAGGGTACGGAACGTCAGCTGATCCTCCGCTGAGCGTCGGCCAGCCTGGCCTGGTAGTACGCCTGATCCCGCGGGTACCCGGCGAGCGCCGGCAACGCCTCGGTGAACCCGTCGACCGCTCGTTGCCAGTCCCGACACGCGGCCGCGGTTGATGCGACATCGAGAGTGGCTCGTGTCGGCGTCAGCCAGTACAGCCACCCTGGCCGGTCCCTCTCGTCAGGCACCTGCAGGGCCAGGTCCCGCGCCTCGTCGGCAAGACTCCGGGCCCGGTCTCGTTCGCCGAGGGCGGCCGCGGCGGCGGCCGCCTGGTGCGTCGCCACCGAGGCCGCCGCCGGGGTCAGCCCCGGGGCTTCTCGAGCAGCCTCGGCAGTCCGCAGGGCCCGTACGGGGTCGCCCGCCTTGAGGGAGTAGTAGGCCCGGATCCTGTGGACCCACGACGCCATGTCGGTGTGGCCTCCGTCCACCGCCCAGCCGTGCGCCATGTCGATCCATGCCAGGGCGGCGCCGCGCTGATTCTCCTGCGCGGCCACCCAGGACAGCCAGTGCGCGTGCTCGGCCGCCAGGAGCAGCAGCCGGTCGGCGACGGTTCCGGACGCGGCCGGAATCAAGAGGGTGACGGCGTCGAGCTGCGACCGGACGATGGGCCAGAGCTCCCGGCCGCCCACCTCGTCCTCGGCTCGCCGCTGGTGCGCGAGCACTTCCCCGATCCACTCGGCGGTCCGGGTGTCGGTGCGCCCGGTGGAGTGGCCGTGGGCGATGCGGTCGCGTAGTTCGAGCGGTGGTGCCCACTCGGTGGCGGGTCGCTGGGGGGTTATGCCTGTCAGCTCGGGCGGCACACGTAGTCCCTCGGTGATGCGGGCGCGGACGTCGGCTGACGTCACCTGCCGCCGCCCGGACTCGATTGCGGAAATGTGCGGCTGCGGCATACCGACCAAGGGCTCTAGCTGACGCTGGGAGAGGCCGGCGGCACGCCGGTACTCGCGCAGGATCGCGGCCCAGTCCTGCCGCGCCCATGCGGCACGCAGCCTGACGTCTGTCCAGAGTCCCCGACGGCTCATGCCCGGACGATACGCCCACCCGATACAGCCTGTGTATCGGATCGCCGGGATCTCACCGTCACGATCGGCACATCGATACCGAACCGGTCGGGAGAGTAGCCGTGGGGATGACGCTGAAGGTGTACGAGGTGGACCGCTCCGGGCTCACCCGGATCGTGCGCGACGAGGCGGAGGTCGTGCCTCTCGAAAGGGCGGAGGCTTCGCACCAGTTCCCCGCCTGCGAGTGCCCCGAGTGCAAGTTGCCCAGCCAGTGACGCGGTGCTACGGCGGAGGCGACGCGCACCCCTTCCTCGTCGAGGACGACACCGGCGCCCACTGCCCCGAGCACGGCATCACGCTGCTCTGGCACGGCGACCATGTCGCCACCGAGCAGACCGCATCGGGTGTGCAGGGCGCTCGCCATCGGGTAGGCATGGTGACCGTGATGTGCCCTTACTGCCGCACGCCCATGGCCGACGTCGGATCGGACTGCTGGGCGTGCATCACCTGCCCCCGTACCGCGCATACCGGCGAGAAGCCGGCGGAGATCGAGCAGCGCGAGACCAACCGCCTGGACGCCATCGCGCTCCTGAACGCCGCGCTCGCCCACCAGGACGAGCGCGGCCAGCACGACCGGCAGGTCACCGACGAGATGGAGGCCAGGATGGGCCAGACGATCCAGACCCGCGGCTGCAGCAAGTGCGGCGGGACGATGTACCGGACGGTCGAGACCGACGTACAGGGCAACCCCACCAGCGCGAGCCTGTACATCTGCAACGGCTGCGGACACATGGAGGGCTGAGCAACCGGTTCAGGCCTGGATCAGGCCTGAGACGGTGACACCCACAGCCTCAGCGATCAGCACCAGATCGCTAAACCGCGGGTCGCTCTCGCCTCGCTCAATGCGCTGGTAAGTGCGCCGGTCGATACCGGTCATCTCCGCGATGACCTCCTGGGTGTAGCCCGCGCGACGGCGCAGGACCCGGATTCGGTCCCCGAGGTCCCGCCGCTGCTGATGGATACGTTCCGGTAGGTCGCGGGGCACTCGACAAAACTCTGACCTGCATGATCTCGTGTCAGCGTCACCAGTGACGCTTTTCGTGGCACCCTCTGACGGCCGCCCGCCCGCCGAGCACCCCCGGCGGACGGGCGGCCTCCCCTTTGCTCGGTTTCGCGGGTGGGAGACGGCATGGGAGATGATCATGGGGCATTGATGCGCGCCGATGCGAGCTTCTGCTAGATCTTACTAGATATAGGCATTTCGTAGATGCAGGTCAGCGCGATATGCCCAGGTGAGCTCTTCGGCTCCGCGCCAGGCGCGTGGAACGACCGGATCTTCTGGGAGACCAAGAAGGCATGATCTACGGTTAGGCCGTCTGACCTGCGGTTTCGCTGGTCATTTCGCCTACCGGTCCGCACCCGGTCCGCAGGCCGCCGAGAACGGCGTCCATCACGGACCGGGTGCGGTCTTCTTCTCCCGGCCACAGGTGCGCGTAGATCCGCAGCGTGATGACGGCGGACGCGTGGCCGAGGACCATCTGCACCTGCTTGACGCTCGCGCCGCCCGCGATGAGCGCGGAGGCGTAGAAGTGCCGCAGGTCGTGGGTCACCATGTGCGGCAGCTCGACGGGCTTGCGGCCCTCACGCTCGGCCGCCTTGTTCTCCTCCGCCTGGAGCGTCCTGCGGGCGCAGTTCCACTCGGTCTTCCAGCGGCGGTAGTTGAGCGGCTCCCCCTCCTCCATCGTGAACAGCCACTCCGTGGAGGGGCGGGCGGCGAGGTGTCCGAGAAGCGCGTCGGTGACGACCTCCCCGACCGGAACGGTTCGGCGTGACTTCGCGGTCTTCGGCGGGCCGACCTTCCCCGACTGGAGCCGCTGCCGCTCCACGCGGATGGCGCCGGCCTTGAAGTCGACATCCGCCACCTTGAGGCCGAGCAACTCACCTATGCGCAAGCCTGACCCTGCGAGCACGACGACGGCTGCCCGGATGTACGGCGGCATCACGCGTGCCATGTCCTCCACCTGGGCGACGGTGGGCGGAGTGACCTCCTCGTCCGGCATGACCGGAAGGGTGATCCGGCGGCACGGAGTGGATGCGATGACCTTGTCGTCCACGGCCGCGGTCATGACGCGCACGAGGACGTCGTGGACGTTCCGGACGCTGCCGGGGCCGAGCTGGTCGGACAGGTGCTTGAAGAGCACCTGTATGTCATTACGGCGTATCGCCGCCAGTGAGCGGGCGCCCAACGCCGGTACGAGGTGGAGCCGGAGCGCGTTGTCGGTGATGCGCTCACCCGCCTCGCTCGCGATGAGCGAGCCCTGCCACCTCTCGGCGTACTTCTGGAACGTGATGCGACCGGCGCGCGGGTCGACGTACTGACCGGTGACCACGCTGGTCGTGACTTCGTCGAGCCAGCGCTGGGCGTCGAGCTTCCGGTCGAAGTGGCGGGCGTGCTCCTTGCCGTCGAGGTCACGGTATCGGGCGCGCCATTTGCCGTTGGGGCGCTTCTGGATGTTCGCCAAGTGGCTTCTCCTCTGTGCTGGTTGTCAGTAGTGGCCCCCGTCCTCGATGTCGCCGCTGAGGACGCGGGCGTCTCGCTCGTCCCCCATGAGGCGGAGGCATTGCTCATGGATCGCCCGCGAGCTGTCCGGGTGGGCCTTGATGTGGCCGGCGACGGCGACCACGGCACGGTGCAGACGGTCGCGGGCGTCACGGGTTTCGTAGAACGCTTCGACGGCTTCCTGGACGAGCCGTCGGCTGTCGACGTCGAGCCCTTCGAGGGGCGGCGACATCAGCTCTTCGAGGGGGAGCTCGAAGACGCGGGAGAAGGCGAGCGCCTCGTCGAGGTTGATCCGGCGACGGGGTGAGCCGTTCTCGATGCGCCAGACGGCCGTCTGGTTCATCTTCACGCCGGCTCTGGTCACCCGTTCGGCCAGCTCGGTCGTGCTCCAGCCTCTGACCTCGCGCTCCAGGGCCACGCGGCCCGCCACGTTGCCTTCGCTGTAGAGCAGCGGCACCTCGCCACCCTCGGGCTTCTCGCTTGCCATCGAACCTCCATCGCGACCATCGCTATCCAAATTGAAACACGGGCTTCCCGGTTTGGCTAACCGCCGATCATGAGGTACTGATTATGCAGATCGAATCACCACCTAGCCGAATGGGAACGCATGCGATACCTGACCACCGCCGAGGTAGCCGAGCGCTACCGCACCGCCGAGAGCACCGTCCGCTACTGGCGCCAGCTCAAGAAGGGGCCGCGCGGCATCAAGGTCGGCAAGCGGGTGCTCTACCCCGAGGCCGAACTGCTGCGCTACGAGCGCGCGCTTATCGACGGCGGAGACGAGTGGGGCCTGGCCTCATGAGCCGCCGGACCGCCCGGACACAGGAACGGCCCTCGGCGCGCCTACGCCGAGGGCCGGAGATCCCCTTGCACCTCGCCCATCCCTGAACGAACTGGTCGGGGGCGAGACCTTGCCCGTCTCGCCCCCGACCTGAGAGGAACATCTATGAAGGACCCTACGTCCCCCGCCACCTCGAAGGCATCCGGTGTTGCCTGGCCACCGATCGCGGTCCCGGGCCAGGGTCTGCCTCGCGACCGAGAAGCACGCCCCGCCATCGGAGGCCCGCCCACCGATGCTCCGAGCCGGAGCTCACGCGATTCGCGACCTGCCGAAACTAGTGCCCCGACAACAGCGTCGGACAGCGCAGGCGTTCCTGCTCCAGGCGGACCAGAGTCCCAAGATAGCGGCGGGCCGGCAGGCGAAGGCAGCGCGCTGCTGGACGATCTCCGCACGGCGATCGGGCGGTACGTGGTGCTGCCGAGCGACGAGGCCCTGACCGCCGTCACGCTCTGGGTCGCGGCCTCCCACATCCAGCCGGGCCTCCAGCACGCGCCACGGCTGGCGGTGGTCGGGCCGACCAAGGGGTGCGGCAAGTCCCGTCTCCTGGACGTCCTCTACGAGACCGTCCACCAGCCGATGATGACGGTGAACACCTCCCCCGCCGTCGTCTTCCGCGTCATCGGCAAGAACCCGCCGACGCTGCTGGTGGACGAGGCAGACACCATCTTCGGCCCCAAGGCAGGCGACAAGGAGGACCTGCGCGGCCTTCTGAACGCAGGGCACCAGCGCAACCGGCCCGCCTGGCGGATCTCCGGTCCTGAGCACAAGCCGACCGCGTTCCCCACCTTCGCCATGGCGGCGCTGGCCGGCATCGGCGACCTGCCGGACACGATCATGGACCGGGCGATCGTCATCCGCATGCAGAAGCGCAAGCCGGGTGAGCGGATCACCCCGTTCCGATCGCGATACTCCGTACCGGAACTGCACGCGATTCGCGACCGGCTGGCCGACTGGCTGGTCCCGCAGCGCGGCACCGTCGCGGGCGCGGTGCCGAAGATGCCCGTCGAGGACCGCGCCGCCGACACATGGGAGCCGCTCGTCATCGTCGCCGACCTCGCCGGCGGGCACTGGCCCGCGCGGGCACGTGCCGCTTGCCTCGCGATGACGCGCAACGAGGTGGTCCAGGACGAGCAGACGACGCTGAAGACGCGGCTGCTGCGTGACATCCGCCGCGTCTTCGACCAGGAGGCCGGCAAGGAGGCCATGCGCAGCCAGGACCTGCTCGCGGTCCTCATCCAGGACGCCGAGGCCCCGTGGGCGGAGTACGGCACGAAGGGGCTGAACGCCTACCACCTGGCGAATCTGCTGCGTGACTTCGGTATCAGCCCGGCCAACTACCGATTCGAGAACGGCAGGCAGGCCAAGGCGTACGCCCGCAACCAGTTCGTGGACGCATGGGCCCGCTACTGCCCCGACCCCGCCCTGTCGGCACCCACCGCCGAGGCCCCGGCACATCCGACCCGGGGCAGGCCGCCCGCCCCTCCGCCCGGGACGCTGCCCACCGGCCTGCCGGGAGGGCCCGCAGGCCCCAGGCCCACTCGCTGACACCAGGTCCGCATCAATCCGTCGCATCCGTCCCCGCGCAGGTCAGCGCGGGGACGGATCTCCTCGGCGTTACGGATCACTCCGTACCTGCCTCCGTCTCCGTACCTGTGCTGACCAGCCACGCGACGGATGCGACGGATGCGACGACGGGCCACCCCACACGACTGACGGAGCACCACCATGCCCGAATCGAACGCCGACGACCCCACCTCCCGCCGACGCAGGAAGTTGTTCAGGCTCACCCGACGACCAGCAGCAAGCTGGAGCGAACGAGCCTCTAACGAGGCTTCGTCCGCGCTTGCCCCCGCCCCAGGGGTGGCGGAGGACAAGGCCGAGCGCCAGGGGGCGCCCGAGCCGAAGGAGGGGGTGGCCGAGGACTCCGGCCGGCCCGCAGCCGACTCCGCTCCTCGCCGTACGCCAGCTGACGCCCCACCGCTCGTCGAGCAGCCTTCCTGGCGTGATCTCGACGCCCCCGCCCTGCCCGCGCAGATGAACCGCAAGCGCACCGTGGAGAAGCGCGACCAAGAGAAGACCATCCGCTTTACACGCACCGCAGTCCAGGTGATCAGCGCGGCCGCTCACCAGCGCGGTCAGAGGTTCGCCGGATTCGTCGGGGACGCAGCCCTGGCTGTTGCGCAGGGCAAGGCGGGGATGGTCGGCAGCCCGGAGGACGATCCTCTCCGCCCGCTGATCGAGGCCGTCGAGGCGCACACCGTCGCGCTGAACCGCATCGGCGGCAACCTCAACCAGATCACCGCAGCCATCAACCGAGGAACCGTGCCCGAGCGCGCCGAGACGGTTCTCGACCGCGTCGAGCAAGCAGCACAGAACAGCTTCCACCTCATCGACCAGCTCCTCGCGAACGGCACGACCCATGGTTCCTGACGTCTCCACCGGCTCCGACAGCCGCGGACTGATCGCCTACCTCTTCGGCCCTGGGCGCCGCGACGAGCACACCAACCCCCACATCGTCGCCGCCTGGGACATGACCGGCGCCCCGGACCCCGGCCGCGACCCGGCAGCCACCTACTCCCAGCTCGCCAGGCGACTCGACCACCACGTCGACCTCCGCACCCGCGAGCTGGGCGGCAAGAAGCCACCACAGCACGTCTGGCACTGCCCAGTCCGCACCGCCCCCGGCGACCGCTACCTCACCGACACCGAGTGGGCCGAGGTCGCCCGCCGCGTCGTGCACGCCACGGGCATCGCCCCCGACGGCGACGAGAGGGCATGCCGATGGATCGCGGTACGCCACGCCGACGACCACATCCACATCATGGCCACCACCGTCCGCGCCGACGGACGCCGCCCACGCACCCACCAGGACGGCCGACGGGCCCAGGCCGAGTGCCGCAGGATCGAAACCGAGTTCGGCCTGCGCCGACTGAAGTCCGGCGATCTCACGGCACCCCGCACCCCCACTGGCGCCGAACGCGCCAAGTCCGAGCGCCAAGGTCAGACCGTGACGGCACGGCAGTGGCTGCGCGAGCGGGCGTACGCCGTCGCCGCTGCCGTACACACCGAGGCCGACTACTTCACCGTGCTGCAATCCCTCGGCGTGAAGGTCAAGACGCGTCTCGGCCCCGAGAGCGGCGACGTGATCGGCTACAGCCTCGCCGCACCTGGCGACACGAACAGTGCCGGCGAACCAGTCTGGTACGGCGGCTCGAAGCTCGCCCCCGACCTCTCCATCAACCGCCTCCGCGAACGCCTCCCCCACCAGGAGGTAACCGACCGCCCCAGGTTCGCGGCAGATCCCGCCGAGCCGTGGCAGCACACCATCACCGCGATACAGACGGCGCACTTCACCCTTGACTCCGACGACCATGCCGCCGCCCAGGCCCACCTCGCCGCCTTCGGCGACGCCCTCTACAACATCGCCAGCGCCTCACCCGGCCCGCACCGCGCAGAGCTACGCGCAGCCGCCTCGGCGTTCAACCGCGCCCGCCGCTCCGCCACGCGCGCTGACCACGACGCGGCCACTGCCCTGCGCCAGGCCGCCAAGGAACTCGCCTATGCCTCCAACGAGCCCGGCGGACTTGCCATCGCCCTGCTCTTCGCCACCGTGTACCTGGCCCGCGCCGCCGCGACGTGGCACGAACAGCGTGGCCACGAACAGCAGGCCGCTGCGGCCGAGGAAGCCTTCCTCCACCTCCAGGCGGGCTACCAGCAGGCCGCCGCACCGGCCTTGGTGGAGCTTGCCCACCGCGCACCACGAGCCGCCACCGCCAGCCGCTTCGAGCAGGACGTGCGCGCGGCCCTCCCCGACCACGCCGACCGGATTCTCACCGACCCCACTTGGACCGCCCTGACCACAACCCTCGCCCAAGCCGAAACCGACGGCCACAACCCCCGACGTCTCCTGGCCGAGGTGGGCACCCAGCGGGAACTCGACAGTGCGGAGCGCCCCGCCGAGGTCCTCACCTGGCGCATCGCCGCACAACCGAACCGGCGGACGCAAGCCGCTCGCAGGCAAAGCGCCATCAGTGGCACATCGGCCAGGTCCGCCACGCCGCGCCATCCGGCTACGCCAGTGGCCAAGAGGCCCGAGGAGCGCAGTCGGCACCGTTGACTCCGGTTTCTCCCCGCCAGATTCCCGACGAGGACCGGCAGGCGAAGGCCGGCACAGCCCCTGGTGCGACACGTTCCCCGTGGGAACACCGGAAGTGTTGCTACGGGGTACACCCAACCCTGAGGAGACGGAGCTTTCCGTTCAGTTCCGGATGGCGTACCAGATCAGCTGGGGGGCTGAGCGGTTGCCTGAAGGCGCTCATAGAGGAAGGGGGCGTCGAGACGGGTGTCGATGGCACGATCGCGCACGTCGGTGAGAAGCCAGCCCAGCAGCTCGGCAGTGGCGTCGTACTCATCGTAGAAGCCCATGCGCAAGTCGGTGATCTCGAACTCGAACGTCACGTCATCAACGAGGTCTGCCAAGTGTGCGTCGGCGGCTGGGGTATTGGTCGCGGTCCATGTGTTCAGCCAAGGCCGCAGGCTGTTGGTGGCCACGGTGATGACGCTGAGGCAATCCCTGACGGGCACGGGGCTGGGATGGGTATGCAGCGTGCTCTGCCACCAAGCGGACCAGACATCGCGTAGGGCCTCGGCCAAGGGCAAGTCCCAGGTGGTCCAGCCCGCATGGATCAAGCGGGAGGCGATGAGCTCCTCGTCGATGTGGAGCCGGCCGGTGACGAGTAGGCGAATGATGCGCGGGACGAGGTGACGATAGAGACGAGGGAAGTCTTCCCAATGATCAGGCGTCTTTGCGGCAACCGAGGAAACCAGGTCGTCGCCTATGAGGTGCAGCGGGCCGGAGAGTTCGGCGAAGTCGTGCTCGCTGTAGCAGTACGTGCATCCTGTGACGAGGAAGGGACCTTCTGAGGCGAAGGCGTGGTCCAGGGCATCGAGAGCTGTCAT